ATCTCCTATATCAGCTGTTGTTGTTTCTGTATATGAGACACTTCCCCCATTCCATATTGACATTATGTTACCTGATCTGGCATTGGATGCTGATACTGCGGTGTAATCAAAGAATGCGCCGTCATATGAACTAGTACTCATAGAATATATGGATTCCGTTTTAGATGCAGAGGTAGCGCTTATAACCGCAGTTGTGTAAAGTGATTGAGGTGATTTTCCTATATAAGTTTCTCCGGAAGCTGATACCTCTAGTACTGGAAGGCCTGAAATATCATTAACTGTAAATAGTGTTCCTGATAAATCATCGTCTACTGTAAATAGTGTTCCTACACTTCCTATAACGTCAAATACTGTTGAGCCACTTCCTATAACTGAAAGTGATTGTGAAGTTGCAGAGGCAGATATTATAAGTGAACCTGTTATTTGAGCATCCCCTGTGAATGGGAAAGTTGATGATGCCGGTAAATTTGTTAATTGTGAACCATCACCTTGGAATGAACCGGAGAAGGATCCTGATAATCCAGGAGTCATATTAGGAGTACCATAATAGTATTCTGATGTTTGGATTAATCTGTCTGTATATGATGATGTAAATACCATTTGTTATAAATATTCTTTAATATAATTTATCTGAGTAAAACAATGTTCCTCCTCCTGGGATTTCGTTTGTAAATGAACCTAGCCCGAATGGTGTTAAGTTTGTAAAGCTATTATTTAAAATAGATCCGGAATGAGCTCCACCATTTAAATCTATACCGTATGCAAATGATCCAGTACCAATTAATTGTACTAGTTCTGCTCCATTTAGTTTTAAATACCCCCCAGTCATATCTACAATTCCTGATCCTGTTGTTGAATAAGCATGGGTTACTTTGTTATTGATTTCTAAAGTTCCTGCTGATAGTACAAAACAATAAGCATTAATAGGGTAATTATATCCATCATTATCAAAGAATGAATCAATAACAAGATGTCCTCCATCTATTATATTTCCAGTTCCTCTATTGTTTGTGTGACCTAAAGAACCTTTAAATATTAATTTACCGGTTGTGACTTTACAAAAATTAACATAAGCACTATTGGAATCTGCATTAAAATCTCCTGTGAATTCAACTTGAGATATATTGGTATCCATTTTAATACCATGGGCGCCATTATCTCTTAAAAATATTTGGTTGTCTATTTTATGTTGACCACCTCCATCGATATATATAGCACAAGCATCTGGGGTTACTCCTTGTGTTCGTAGTCTTCCACGAAGTATACCTCCGGTATTAGTTACTGACCCACAATTAAGACGTAAAGCACCATTAATATCGGCATCTATATCATACCATCCATGATATCCATCAGCAAATTCAATTGCATATTTATTATCTGCATCTCCCGTTGAATATGTTCCTCTTAGTCTTACATCTCCTCTTCCCTTATTAAGAAGTGCTTCTGATCCTGATGCAAACACAGTTGCATTTATATTTGCAGTATAGTAATACTGATCACTTTCTATATAAATTGCTGGTCTAGTATCTGTAGGGTGTAGTTGCATTACGGATCCTTCAAATGTTCCTAATGAGTATGCATTAATTCCCAGTCTTCCAAACACTAAAGCACCAGCATATGTTCCTAAATTTCCGGTGTTTACAATATCTCCCTTAACATAAAATGGATTTCCTTTTTCGTAATTTGCCCATATAGCCCCACCATCTGTATTGGTAGGTTCAAGATCAACCGTTCCTCCTTGGTAGCCGGTGTTAGTGGTGTTGTTTGTAGTTTTAGCAGTATCAAATTCAAAATAACATTCTTTAGCTTGAATCTTAATAGCACCATAATCTGTATCATCTGAAATGAATGTTCCTGCTCCTCGTACATTTACTGGGTATACAGGATCTATTATATTTACAACCCATTCATTTAAACTTGCCGTTGGGTGTACTGTAGCTCCTGGATAAAAATAATAATTTACTCCATCTTTGATTATGTTCGAGCTTTCTGAAGGATAGGTTCCTGGATATACTATGATTGTATCTCCTACATTTGCTGAACCAGTAGCTCCTAATATTGTTTTAAATGGTAAGTGTAAATCTCCTACTGTGGCTGTTCTATCATCTCCTGATGGAGAAACAAATAATGATTGTGTTAAATTTGTTGCAGCTGCTGACGGAACTCCTGTTAAAGCTGAACCATCACCTTGGAATGAACCTGAAAATGATCCTGATAATCCAGGAGTCATATTAGGAGTACCATAATAGTATTCTGATTCTTGTATTAATCCTTCTGTATATGATGATGTAAATGCCATTTATTCCTTTTTAATATAATTTATCTGAGTAAAACAATGTTCCTCCACCTGTCAATTCATTATGAAATGAACCTGATTGAAATATAGCAGGAATATTTGTCCAACTATTATTAAATATAGATCCTGAATGTGATGAATTATTTAAATATATTGCATGTTGTGCAGCTCCTGGGGTATCACTAATTAATTGAGCTCCATTTAATTTTAAATATCCTCCTGTCATATTGACTATTCCTGATCCTGTTGTATTTTGAAAATGTTTAACTTTATCATTTATTTCTAAAGTACCCCCAGATAAATCAAACACATCTATACCTATTGGTGAACTACTACCCCAATGTTCTAAATAATTATTAATAATTAATTTCCCCCCAGTAATTGTATTTGAAACAGCTCTTACCTCAGTATCTGCAGATACTCCATTCCAAATAAAAGTTCCCCCATTAATCTTAAATAAGGCTCCCGAACTCATATTTACATTTTGTGCTTGACCATTAAAAGAAGTAGTTCCAGTATAACCAGAGTCTGTGTAAAATATATTTTCTGATGTTGTTATTTTGAGGTTTAATAAATTTGTACCACCTAATAACATTTGTATCGCCCCATTTCCACTTGGTGAATCTGTACAACTTTGCCAACCGTTGATAACTGTACCAGAATTATAATTACCTGCACTTGCTAATTTAATCGCCCCAATGAACTCTCCTTCAAATAAATAATGACCCGTGTTCTGGGAACAATTGACAGCATAAAAATTTGATTGGTCTCCTGTTTCAATAGATCCTTTCCAAGAACAATGATTTACTCTAGCTGATGTTTGAAAACCATCTCCTGCTTCAGAATAAATATCTCCATACCCTCTAAAATCAGAGGCATCATTAGGAGAATATGCCATATAAACACAAGGCATATCAGATACCAAGCTTGTAATTGTTCCTTCGAAAATAACATTTCCGACCCCTGGGTTAAATACTCCTGAGCTTCCACCATCAGATCCTGAGTTTATTATATTTCCTTTAACGTTTACTACCCCTGCAGGGTCTGCGATATAATCTTGAGAAACCCATACACAATTAATGTAAGCTGCCCCCCCAGAATCACCAATAGCAGTAGCTTTTGCAGTATCAAATTCTATGTGTCCTGATGGAGCTTTAAAGCCAATTGGTCCAAATTTGGGTGTATTACATATAAAAGTTCCAGCACCTCTTACATTAACGGGATAAGTATAGGTATCCAGTCCTCCTAGAATAAATGCGGTAGCTAGGGTTGGTTCAACTGTAGCTCCAGGATAGAAACAATAGTTTACACCATCTTTTAATATATTAGCATTATCAGTGTAAGTTCCTGGATATACTATAATTGTATCTCCTATGTTTGCTGACCCAGTAGCTCCTAATATTGTTTTAAATGGTAAATGTAAATCTCCTACTACTGCTGTTCCATCATCTCCTGATGGAGAAACAAATAATGATTGTGTTAGATTTGTTGATGAATTTATTCCTGTTAATTGTGAACCATCACCTAATACATGCTGAAATGATCCAGTAACGCCATATACATCACCACTTGCACTTATGTCTCCGGAGGCTGAAATTGGGGAGTAGAAGTTAATAGATGTTAAAGTGGCATCCATAGATGCTGAATATGAAGTATAATCTGTGAGACCTAATTCTAATTTATTAGGGCTACTACCTCCACGTATATAAGCTCCTTGAGCGTGTTGTCCTAACGAAAACATGCTATTAGAACTACCTCCACCATTAGTATAGAATCTTAATTCACCTTTTGGATCTCCATTGGTGTTAAACATTCTAAAGGATTGATCATTTGAAGCACCATCAGAAAAGAAATCAAAGAAAGGACCATGACCCGTTACAGCATTTGCTTCAAATACAAATCCAGTGTCGGAAATGAAATTTAAGGCATCATGGTATCTTCCACCACCACCACCATTATTATAGTATATAGTAGCACCTTCATCAACATGAGTTAGTTTTATTTTAGCTCCATGAGTGTTTGTACTACTATCAACAGTATTAATAATATCTAAACCAAATAATCCTTGACCATCATTAAATGACATAGAAGGAGAAGATCCAGAAAATGTGTACTCTGTTCCATCAGATGATGAAATTATTAATGATCCAGTTATTTCAGCATCTCCTGTGAATGGGAATGTTGAACCTCCACCTGCGTTTAGAGCATGAGATGCTGTTAATGCATATGAGCTACTAATAATAGCATTATATATAGTACCACTAGCATCTTTATATCTAGGTATATTGTCTGAGGTATCATAAAAATATGTACTTGAACTTACTAGGATATGTCCAGCAGAAGAAGTAACATACTGTTGGTATGGTATTCCTATTGATTGTGTTACTATACTATTATTTAAACTCATTTATCCTTAATTATTAATTACTATATTTCCTTGTGCATCTGGTGTGTTTAATACTGCTTGGGTTACTTTTGTTGGGTTAGTTGGTGTACAATTTTTAAAAGTGTTATTTGCAAAAAATACTGGAGTATCATCATCATCTGCTGTTATTGCTGTGTTTAACGTAGTGTTATTATAAAAATCAAAGGAACAATTAGTTATTGTAGCTGTTGTTGCTCCTGTGTCGATTTTGATTGAATTTTGTCCATTAGTAGGATAATCATCTATAATAGCACAATTTGAAATTTCACCATTTCCTAATGTAATACCTGGTCCTAAATATTCAAAATTATAAATTGTTACCCCTAAAACTTCACTACTCCCAGCGGCTACTGATACATCTTGCTCAGTGTATACAGATCCTCCTATCATTTCTCCAATCAAAGATACGCCTATTCCTCCTGAATTTCTTATTGTACTATTAACTAATCTTCTTGTACCTGTAATTCCAGCCCCGTCATCTGCTATTATAGTACAGTTTATTACATAAAAAGCACTTAATCCCTGTCCTGTTTCAGCATGGAAATAACTATCATAAATGTAACTATTAGAAGCTTCAGCTCCTGCTTGACCTCCATAAGTATGTACTTTTAGATTATAATGTTTTTTTAGATATCCTTTAAAATAAATTCCCTTTTTAGCATAAACATCTAGATTTTTCAACACTCCAAAGGTTTCAATCAGGTAAGAAAAAGGACTTCCAAGAAATTTACCCCCATTAAGTGTACCATCGTTTCTAATAGGATAGTATGGGGTATAATTACTACCATTTTCCACCTCCCATTCAAATCCTATATTAGTTATTTCTGAAGCTGGATTATCTATATAAAGTAATCTGTTAAATATATTAACACCTTCACCTTGTGTAAATCTTATTCTACCATTATAGAAAGAACATGATACAGCAATATCATTATCACTAAACATATCTTTAGCATCTAATGTTGCACTAGCACTAATAAATAATTCATTACCATTAAAATTAAAATCAACTTTATCTTTTAAATGATAGACATGATCTGATGCTTCTGTTACATTTGTAAATAATTGAATAGTATCTCCCGCAGTTGCTGCTTGTAAGGATGATGATAAATCAGAATAATATGTGTATTCTCCACTAGAATTAGCTATACCAAATTTACCTGAGGTTGTTGGGAGGTTTGTTAATTGTGAACCATCACCTTGAAATGAACCGGAGAAGGATCCTGAAAATACCCCATTTCCAGATTGAGCAAATGAAGCCGTATCTGCATAACTTGAAGATATTTCTTTTATGATTTCGTGAGACGCACTTACTGCATAGGATGCTGTTAAAGCATAACTTGATGAAACAATTCCTGTTAATTGAGAACCATCACCTACAAAATAAGCTGCTGATGCTGTGCTTGGGAAGATTATATCTCCAGTTGCTAATGAAGCAGAAATAGTGACTAAGGAATTACCATTGCCTATTCGGAGTTGATTTGATGGGTTATCTGTTCCTAAACTACCTGATCCTAATATAATATTACCATCTCCACTTGATATGCTTTTTCCTGCTTCAAAGCCTATAGTTGTATTACCTTGACCACCGTTAATATAATATAATGAATTCTGTCCAATACCTGTATTATATTTAACTCCATCTGTATTACCAATTACAGCCCCATACCCAGCAGCAAGACCTATAAGTACATTTCCATCGATAGCATCTGCTGCTACCCCTAAAGTACCTCTTAAATTTCTTCCAGCAGCTCCACCTATGAAGACATTAGAATGAGGACCAGATGAATATTGTAAAGATCTACCCGCAGATGATCCAATTAAAACTGCATAGTCTTCATCATCTAATAGCTCACCTGCATTATCACCTATTAAAACATTACCTTGCCCAGTACTCATTAAACCAGGTCCTGCATTTTGGCCTATAGAAACATTTGATATATGGCTAACTCCCGGTCCTCTTGGAATAAATGATCCTGATATAACTAATGATCCTGTTATTTCTGCATCTCCTGTATATGGGAAAGTTGATGATGTTGGTAAATTGGTTAATTGTGAACCATCACCTAATAAATGTTGAAATGAACCCGTTACTCCATATACATCTCCACTTGAACTTATGTCTACTGATGCTGTTAAAGGATTAGTGTGAAATTCCCCCTTAACCGATACCCCACTATCTGATAAATCTATGTATGTGGCATTATCATTAATACTAAGTTTAACAGAATTATCATCAACAATAAATGTACTATTATCAACACCATCAACGTGGTGTAACGATATTGAGCTATCTTTCCCATCTATTTTTATAGGACTATTACCTTGAATATAACTAAATGATCCGGTTATTGCTGACATTGTTCCACTTGCACTAATATCTCCAGAAGCTGTTATATTTCTTACTTCAATATCACCACTACAACTTAAAGGTCCTACTGGTATTTCAATTAATCCACTTGCCGATACTTGAAATAAAGGCATACCTGATATGTCATTTACTTCCATTAAAGTACCTAGTAAACCATCGGATACTGAGAATAATTGCCCTGCTGATCCTTGTACATCGAATATTGTTGAACCTGATCCCTCTATTGTAAGTGAACCTGTAATGCCTGCTGATCCTGAATATTGTCCGTCCCATGAACCTGAATCTATTCCTGTTAATTGTGAACCATCTCCTAAAACATGACTAAATGATCCTGTTACACCATATATATCACCACTTGCACTTACATTTCCTGATGCTGTTAAGTCGGTGTTGACATATAACCCACCATCTGGTGAAATTGAAGCAGTTGCTGAACCAGATGCTATTTGAGATAAATTTAAGCCTGTAATGCCTGATGCTGGGATATTAGTTAACCCGGATCCATTGCCTTCGAAACTACCACTAAAGATACCATCTCCAGATTGGGCAAATGAAGCCGTGTCTGCATAGCTTGAAGATACCTCTTTTATAATTTCATGAGATGCGGATACGGCGTAAGATGCGGATACTGCAAATGTTGCATAGCTTGAACTAATAGCATTTAAGACATAAGATGCGGTTTGGGCTGTTTCTACATAGGAGGCAGTTGATGCATAACTTGATGAATCAATACCTGTTAATTGTGAACCATCTCCATAATAAGTGCTAGCAGAAACAGCTGATGCTGAAATATCTCCTAATACATTTAAATTGACTCCAGAACCGGATATTGTTAGTGACCCGGTTATAAATGCATCGCCAAAATGTGAACCGTCCCATTCTGCTGTTATACCAGTTAGATTTGAGCCATCACCTTGAAATGATCCTGAGAACGAACCCGATAATGATAAATTGTCTCGTAATTGTCCACTTTTAAATTGTCTTGCCATTAAGCCCACCTACCATTAATAATTATTACATCTTGTGAATCCAATGTATATCCCATTGTGCTAGTGTCGAAGTCTATAGTTTGTGGAGATGTTTGTAATGGCGTCCATGTATAAAGTACTTTATCTATATATTGTCCATTGATATATATATCGAATTCATTCTTGGTTGCAACTGTTAGATTGACTGGATTTATTGCAGGAGCTGCAGGTACTGTAATTGTATCTGTGTCTACAAATGTTCCTGTCTGATCTGTTAAATTAAGAAGGTATGATAGTGTGTCTGCATCGATTGTCGTTGTCCCACTACCTCCTCCACCTGATACAATTACTGAATTTCCGGATATAATACTTTGTTGTGCGTCTATTAATTGTTGTGGAACAATTGTAGTATCAAATATATTTGTGTCTGTGTCGATAACTGTTGCCCATGATAATTTTTTTATTGAAAATCTTTTTTGTACTACAGATTGCCTATACTCTTGTTCTGCCATCAGTGTCCCGTTAACTAATAATGGTATTGTACATCTTACTAGCCTATCTTCTCCTACAGTGTTAATAGTTTCAAAACTCATATCTTGTATAAATGTTCTATATTTATTAAATTCATTGCCCCAAGCAAATGTTCCATATGGCATAATTTGTTCTACCAAATCATTCATTTGTGTCGTAAAATCTGTCCAAATCATTATATCATAATTAACATCTATATATTCTGGAATATTTATTGCGTATAATTCTTGTGAACTGATGGGCTCATTTATTGGTAACGGAAATAACTCATCTTGGTATCTATTTCTTTTATTATATTTTTGTTTATATATAATTTGATTTCCTGATACGTGTCTATTAACATCTAATTTTTTTAATTCATCTCTCTCTGTTAATGAATTTCTTTTTAATACAATTATAGGAGATTGTAACATTCCTTTTTGATCTCGCAAATATCCCAATCTTCTTACATTATCCCACTTTTCTCCATTTGCAAATATAACAGGAACTTCTATTAATTCTCCATTTGCCTCAACTTGTGGTTGTATTTGATTTTCTATAAACCACTTAATTGCATAATCAATGTCATACACTGTACGCTTTGGTGTTCGAACTACGTCGTCATCTCTTCGTACTTGATTTGCTCTATTAAATATAGGATCTGGTCTAACCGATTCACTATTTTTTAATTCAGGTTTATTAGTTTTCCTGTCGATATTTTGTCTTCGCTCTCTTGGCATTAAAATCCTTTATATGATTTATCATCTTTTGCATTACCAAATCGCATTTTTCTAATATTTGTCGGAGTTTGTCTAGTTACATGGCTATCACACAATACTGATACGCTATAACCAAATTTATCACCATTTGGCCAAGTCTTTGGGTTCTTTCCTACAAAATATTCATTTGCGTCAACATTATCAATTTGATAATATTCTGCATCCCATTTAATTACATCTCCTGCTTCTGGATAAAAGTCTGCTCGTTCTAATATGTCTCTAGATATTCCGAATTGTGCAGTTCTGGTATAACTATGTCCATAATCATCCATAGTACCTGTTTTGCCTTCTTTAGTAATAAGTGCTGGAATTAATATTGAGTCGTAATATGCCTTGGAGGTAGATTCTCCATATATATTTGAGTTAGATTGCTCTATTATTAATTTGTAGAATTCAATTTCAGTATCAACTATCGCATTTAATAGTTCTGCGTTAATCGATGCTAAAAATTTTGCATCCCGCTGTGTTCCGAATAAAGCCATTCATTATCCTATATAAATCTTAGTTGGTACTTTTGACAAAATTTCGTTCATTGCCTCATTCTCTGCTTGTTGTCTTGTCATCATACTTTCTTTTGTCATTTTTTCCAAAAATTCTCTTAATTGAGTTATGAGTGCATCTTTTTCTGATGTTCCTTGTGATATCAATTCTGGGCCATTTAATGTAACTTCTGCATTTGGGATTGGCACCGTAGAATACTTTCCTCTAACGTAACCTAACATTTCTTTTGTTAATGCCAATGCATATTTTATAATCCAAGCACGCCCCATATCATTAATTTTACTATATTTTTGATACGTATATGGTATATTTGATACATCAGATACTACCCCAGTTAACGCCGCAGTATTTCCAAATAAAATTGCATCGTTTGCTTTTCTTTCTTCAAATATAAATTCAAACCAAACATTATCATAATATGGTGTTGCGGCTGTTCCTTGTGTGCCTGGAACTGGATATAATCTTATATCATCGCCATGTAATTCAAATGAAAAATGTGATTTTCGAATTCTATCATTAAATTCGATCGACTGTATTCTCAATAAATCTTGGTGAATTGGCATCATCATAAAATTAACTGATGGTGAAAATCCGCCAAAATCAAAAGAATCTAATAATTGTTGTGACCCCATGCCCGTACCTACAAATGGATCAAAATATCTAACAATCGCTGGTGGAACATTATGTAATACTCTTTTAACTTCAATTGAACTAGTATCTGATAGTGCTATTCCTAATGATTTAGATACTGCTGCCCTTATACTATACGACTGTACTCCATCTCGTACGTCGATTGATGCAGAAAACCATTTTAAATTCCCTCCAGAGTCTCCTTCGGTCCCATATGTTTTTGATAGCTTTGTAATATATGATAATGAGCCACCAACTAATGTATCTGAAAAACTGCCTTCTGATAAAAATTGAGATCCTGTATTAATTCCTAATGTATTTAATAAATTGTTAGCTATATTGACTTGGTTGACTTGATTTGAATATTCTATTACCGCAGATTCAAATGCCGTATAAAAGTTTATATCTATTAATTCGACATCCATAATTGGATATCCAACGTTGTTTGCTGCAAATACTGCGAAGCTGTCTGCTTGTTGTTGAAATAGCGCATCACTATCAAAAAAACCAAATGGAGTCTGTCCAGGGCTAAATGATGAGCTTCCGGGCCAGATTGGTTTATTTTCGCTGTAATCCATTTGTTTCCTCTTTTATATAAATATGTTTATTATTTTTGATTATTGCAATTTAGTTAATGTAGTTTCTAGCAATTGCATTTCTTCTAATGTTTCAATTTTTCCAATACACAATTTTCTAACTGCGTGAAATGATTGTCTAGGTGGATATGGTGTCATTAGTTTCATTGTAACTAACTCTGCTCCTTTACCTAAATCTTGTTCAATATGAACCATTAATACAAGCCGAATTGCTCGTATACGATCTAACACATCTACTAAATTTCCTTTATAACGAATTCGAACTTGCATTGAATATTTTGTTCTAGGTGCTGCCATTACTTTGTTTCCTATAATTCTTTTATATAAATATTAAAACAGTAAGAAAGGGATGACCTAAATCATCCCTTCCTAATTCAATTGTTAATTCTATAATTAATTAAATTTATTTATCTAACTATTAAAGAGTATTTAATCCAGCTACATAAACTTTACCATAGAACTCAGGTCTTACGATTTTCTTCGCATAACGAGTCATAACCCCTTTTCTAGGAGTGAAGTTTACAGGATCGTACACTAATGGAGTCATGATAAGTGGAACGTATGGAGAATAAACTGCTCCAGTTTCAAGGAACTGTGCTCCTCTATATCCCATAAGGATTACGTTTTCTTTCATGTATGGGTTCTTATAAACTGTGTATCTATTATTCATAGCACCAATTTTTTGAACACCAGCGGCAAATTCCATTTTGTCACCATCTGTGTCAGCAGCAAATCCAGGAATAGATTCAAGGATAGTTGCAACAGCAGGACTAGTAACTAAGAAATTCGCTCCACCTCTAAGTGTCTTTTGGTGAATTTGATTCGATACTTTTTGAAGTTTAGTACCAAGTGTCTGGAACCATTCTCCTTGAGTATTATAATATCCACCGCCAGTTCCTACAGGTTTGCCAATAAAGCTATTACTTGCAGCATCATAGAATTGATTAGACTCTGCTGACCAGAACTCAGTAGTAACTGCGCCATTGATAAGCATATCTAATATTTCAAGATCGATTTCCATCGATACATATTCACTTAACATTGAAGTTAATTCAGCTTCAGCGTCAATTGAGTGATAAGCATTCAAATCTTGAGCAAATTCAGGTGTCCAAACAGCCTTTAACTTTCTAGTCTTAGCAACGATTGGATCTGATTGCATTTCAAGATTCACTTCAGGAATATCAATATCTGTTCCTTCATTGATACCAAGATTAGTACCAGAACCTTTAAATGGATCTGCATCTTCGAAATCACCTCTGGTTATATCTGATGGTTGTCTATTATATGAACAAGTATATCCGCCTGCAGCTAATACTGCGCCAGATCCTGTTACAACAAACTCAATGTTTCCACCATTTAATCTAGTAAATGCTGGGAATTGAGTAAATGTTCCTGCTGATCCCGTAGATAATACAAATGATCTAACAGCTGTATCATCAAATCTAGCTAGAGATGTAGTTGGAAATGATATTACTTGATATTTAGTTCCAAAAGCTGCAACATCAGTAAATGTACTGTCATAATTAACAGATGCAGATGTTGCACTTGCTATAGTAGCAGTATCGCCTTGTAAATGTTCGTTAATAGAATAAGCAAATCTACCAGCGCCATAAAGACCGCCTGATGCTTCGCCTGCATCTGAAGTAACACCGAACATCGAGTTATCGGCATTTGGAGAACCAAATTTGTATGCATTAGATGTTCCACCTGTTGTGTCAAATCCAGGTTGTGCTGTTCCATATTTAAAGTCTAAGTAAAATACTAGACCTGATGGTAGATTCATTGGTTGTACAGAAACGAATTCTTTAGCAGCAAATTCTGCAAAAATTCTTCTTACCAATGGAAGAGCTACCCCTGCCCATTCTTCTGATCCCTCTGCGGTGCCAGTTCCTGACGATTCTCTTACCAGCTGTCTAGCTTGGTTTTCAAGAAGCTGCGCCATTCCTGCTCGCTCGGTTTCATTTTTTAGGCCTTCTAGAAGACCTGTTCTTTCCCATTTTGATACTAGCCCTTTGGCTTTGTTTCTCTGGGAAGGATTATTGTCTTCTAATAATGATGATATATTCATTATTTCTTTCCTTTTTTTAGTTAGGCAATAAACCAGCTAATTTCTTCCATCGATTAGCTAATTCATGTCCTTCGTTAATAATTTGTTTCGTTTTCTTACTCGGTGCAGTAGTTCCAGATGGTTTGGAAGCATAGCTTTCTTTTACCATTTTGCGCTTTTTAACAGGCACATTGAAACTTTCTGCTAATGTACTAAACACTAATTTTACTTCTCTAGTTGTTCCAGCTCTATCAAAATTTTCAATTACTTTCATTTTTTGATTTTCATTAAGCTCGAAGTTCCTAAATAATTTGTTAGTGTAAAGGAGCTTTGCATTTAAAAGATTGACTTCATTGATTGTGTGTCGAAGTGAATGAATCGTGTTATAAGCTTCTTCAAGCTCTTCTTTTGCTGATTCATCTACTGGTTCTTCTTCAATATCTAGTTCAGCAGCTTCAATATCATCATCTTCAGCAAGAATTGATTCAATGATTTCATCGATGTTAAAGGCTTCTTCTAAATCATTGTCTTCAATTTCAGCTTCTGTATCTTCTACTTGTTCATCACCAGGAACGGTTACATCTTCATTTAAGTCTTCTTCTAACTCTCTAATAATAGATTCAAGTTCCATATCATCAACAGGTGCTGGTACTTCTTCAGATGGTTCGATAATTTCTTCACCTGCGTCAAACTCTCCTTCAATTTCATCACCGCCTGCTGGCACTAATTCATATTGTTGTCCGCCTATCGTAATAGATGTATCATCTTCCATGCCTGCTTCGGCACCTAGATCACCTAATGGATCTTCTATTGGAGCTTCTCCGCCTAATTCGGCTTCTAAGTCCATTTCGCCGGCGCTTTCTAAGTTCGCAGTTGGTTCGTCGAATTCCATCGGCAGCTCTTCATCAAATTCAGCATATTCGTCTTCAGCTAATTTAGTTGATAACATTGATTGAATCCTTGGAGCAAAAGCTTCTTCTAATGCAATTTTTGCGTTTGCTAATGCGGTTTCTTTAACGGCCTTAGCGTCCGCAATCGCTTCTTTTAGCAAATCTGATTTTGCCATTTTTTTTCTCCTTAAATTTTTTTTTTTGGAAATAAGATTATTTGGAATCTTAATAGAATAATTAATTTTCGTGACGTTATATAGATTGATAACGTATTTACAATAAATATAGGGTAGTTTGAAAAAACAGTAAAAAAGCCCTAACATTTCTGCTAGGACTTAAATTTAAATTGATTTTGAATTATTCAGCTACAGGTTCTTCTGGTGCAGATTCTTCTGCGTCTGGCTCTGTTGCTTCAATTTTTAAAATCAATGTAGAATCCGTTACTTCAATAGATTCAACTTCAACTTCAACTCCTTCATTAAGAGTTGGTGCATCTGCGTCTGTTACACCCGCGTCTGCTTCTTGTGTATTACAAGCAACCATTGCTCCCAATACAAATAAAAATACTAGTTTTTTCATAATTTTACTTTTTTTTTTTTTGTTATTAATTAAATTTTTATACTATAATATAATAAATATTTTACACATATCCAACCTAATCGTCTGCGTGTAAGTCTTTTATTTTTTGGGTATATATTGCATCGATTTTTTGTTTTCTTCTCTTTACACTTGGTTTTAAAAACTCTCTTCCTTCTTTCAAGTTTACTAAAACATCGGAATCTTTTAATTTTCTTTTCCAAATCCTTAATGCAAAGTTAATATCTTTTTCTACGACTCTAGCACTGATGCCATGTCCTGGGGCTACTGATAGGTGTTGTTTTTGTTTTTTACTCATTCTTTGTTTTTTATTCATTATAACTTATTTTATACGATATCGTTTGTGGGTGGGGCAGGTGGTGGTGCTTGTGGTTGTTGTGGTGCTTGTGGTTGTGTAGGTTGTCCTGTAGTAAATTTAAATCTTGCTACTTCTGGTAGCTGACTTATAAATCCTTGGATTCTTTGTGATTCTTTTCCTGGGTCTTCTCCTAACCTAAAATGAAAGAATCCTAATCCTTTTGCATCATTAAATTGTGTTCTAATAATATGCATTTTCTTTTTTGCTGCAAATTGTTGTATGTCTTTTCTTACATCAATTGCTGTTGCTGGATTATGTAATTGGTAAACTACACCTCCTCTATAATCGGTCATATGATTTAATAAATCTGCTTCTTCTAGTTCTGGCGATTCATTTATTTTCTTAAACCCGAAAAATTTTCTATACATATCATTAACATTTGACATTCTTCTTACCTTTTATATAATATAATAAATTTTTTTCAACAATCCTAGGAATCCATTTCAAAATATCGATTTAATCCTCTTCCAATATCTTCAAATGCAGCTTCAAATCTTTCTCTTAATACTGACATTTCTTGTGCTGTCTTTTCGAATACTTTATATGAATTTGCTATTTCTTTCATGTTTCTGTTAACAGTCATTCCATCAAACCAATCTCCTTCTGAAAGTGTTACTTGGTTTGCTGTTTCAACCATATATTTTACCTTTTCACACAATTCTTTTAAATTGGTTTTTCCATATACGCCTTCTCCTAATTGAGAAAAGCCTCGAATTGCTTCCATAAAAGCTTTTTTCTGTTCTTTGGTTACCTGTACAGGTTCGCTTTCTAATGCTTCCATTAACGCTCTAATATTCATAATTATATCCTACATTTTCCATCATCACAAAGTATTGAAGTTATAATTTCATGTACTCTGTCATATTTGTTTATTACATTCATTTTATTTGCCGACTCAAACATTGGTTGCATAAATGCTCCTGTAGTCGACGGATTAGATACAAAGTCCCAACATATTAATTCAAAGTCTTCTTGAACTTCAACTGCTGATTCTTTATATAATTCTTTTACACTTCCTAAACCTCTACTAGATATTCCTAATGTTATCCCTGATTTAAATAGTGATTTTAATATATTTCCTGCGGGAGTATCTAATACTTGTACTGCTCCTTTAAGACTATCGCCATCCCACCATATTTTTAAAACATTGTGAGATACATTATTTAAATTAACAATTGATGATTCAGGATGATCTAATTCTCCTAATGCTCTATTTTGATCAATATATTCTTTTTGATATCTTACGCACTCTCTAGCTAAAATATTTTTTGGGTATATTCTTCCATTCTGGTTTTTTGCTCCAGCTCTTTGTAATACCCCTTGAACTACCATTCCACCAGGTATGCCGAATTTTGCTCCGTCTGCCTCGGTTAGTGGCGAAAGTGGTTTAAATGGCATATATTCTACTAACAATGATTTAGACATCTTATTCTCCTAATCTTCTAACACGTTCAGAAATCTTTAATAATCGTTCTGAAATCTTATTTAATGCTGTGTGAGTAGACTTTCCATATTCGGCCCTTGTCATTCCTGATTCGTTTTTTAATCTACCTGTATAATTTATTAATTGTTCAATTTCTTGTAATTTTTTAGCTACTTCCCTGATAGTAGTATTTACTGTTCTGGATGGCGATGCTTTTGAGCCATTACCCATTGCAAATTTAGAATATGATTCAATTAGCTTCTCATATTTCTTATCCATTGCTTCGGAAACAGATGCCCATTTATAATCTCGTTTCTTCTTCCCAAATGCCTTTGGGGTCATATATGAACCTGCCCCTCCGGATGTTGATGCTTCTTCTATATCTTCTTCTGTTATATTAATTTTTTGAGTTGGGTCTTTTTTTTCTAAATCACTTACTGTTTCTTCCCAATCAGGATCTCCTCCCTTTGATACAGTAATTACTTCATCTATACATATACATTCATGCATACCACATTCTTCACACAGTTCTGCTTCATTAACAGTTTTAAATTTTTTTTCTATTTCAGTTAAAAAGGATTTCATTTTATATTTGCCTCTTTTAATTCTTTAATTAAATCAAAATATCTTAATAATGATAATACATGAGATTCTTTAATAGTTTTAATTGTCTTAACATTACAAAGCATTTCTGATAATTTGTCTACTTTAATTTTTGTTACTTTGTCATCTATTAATTTAATATGTTCTTTTAATTGTTTTTTAATAACTGGAATAACTTTATTGATATATTCCTTTAAAGACTCAGTATCATTAACGTGTGTAATATAATGATTAAGCAAATTCTTTTGAGATTCATTTAACCCAGAATATTTTTGATTAAATTTATCAACTAATAATTTATATGTTAATAATCGAACATCTTTGTGTTGATTTTTAAATGTTTCTAATACAGTATCTTTTTTCGGAGTATTTACATTTCCAATTAAAATATGTTCTATAATTACATCTTTACATTCTAATATTTGTTTAGGATTACGTGATTCATCATATTCAAATAATTTATATATCGAAGCAATTTGTTTATAATTATTAATCCTAATTTTTGACATTTTATCAAAAATAAAATTGTTTGATATTTCTTTTACTAAATTATACCGTTGTCTTTTAATTAAAGATTTATTTAATTTATTGTGTGTATCTTTACAAGACCTAATAAAATCTAATGCTCTTGCTTCTGACTTAAATTGTTCTTTTATTAATGAATTATATAATTGTAGTTCTTTTGACATCTCTGTATTTTTTCCGAAATACTTTTTAATTATATCAATTGTCACCGACTTATCTGAAGTCAATGATTCGGATGTTAATTTCCTTACTAAAATTTCGAATAATATTGCCGTATTCTTATATTTAGAATGTTTTAGTTTTTTCATATCGAAACAAAGTTCCTTTACATATAAATATCGTGTTAATTATAAAATATTGTCTTCATCTAACATTGTGCCGGAATCTACATCTTTATTTTGGTTTTCTGTTATAATCTTTGAACTTCTGGGTCTTAAATGGTTTAAAATATCAGCATTTTCTGTTGCTACAGTTGTTCGTGTATTTCTAAATCTAGGATCAGGCTGGAATGTGGTTGAAAAGTTTTTAGGATTGGTGCCTTGCTTAATTGTTTTAGCACCAGTCGGATCCCAGCCAAATTCATTTTTATGCTGTCCATATTTAATTCCCTCGGGCGGTCTTCCACCTTGATCTTTTTCTTCTACATCGTCAGAACTCATATGAATTGATGCTAAATCGTGTGGGGTTCCAAATGATGTTCCTGTTAATGTTGGGTCGTTGCCTTCTTGTTCAATTTGGTTTTGTCTGAATCTTAATTTAAGATCTTCAATTACATTATTACGTTCTTCAAGCCATTCATCTTCAGACATATTAAAAATATATTCATATATGTATTTATCAGAAACTAATTTAGAATCTTTCATCGATGTTGCTAATGTCATTTTTTCAGTCATTAATGCGACTTTTTGTTGATCATAGATAATTGATGGAGGAGTTAAGTCTAATTCAAATCCTATTAAATCATCTCCTTCAAATCCTTGAGAATATAAATGTACAATTCCAATTTTAACTAATTCTGAAACTACTATTTTTTGAATTCTTTCAATTGTTCTTGCAAATCTAATATCCATTGATGCCAATGTAGTTTTGCCTTCAACTCCCTCATCATATCCCAGGAATGGTTTAGGAATTTTTAATGCTGCCATCATTTTGTGTTTTACGTATTCAATGTCATCGATGCCGGTGAACTCCATTCCTGGTAGTGTATCTATTGTTGTTTGACTATTGCCTCCCCGCACAGGTAAGTAGTAATCTTCTAACATGTTATTTAAATTAAATTTAAGATTATAGTTACCGGTTTGTTTATCAACATATGGAATTTTTTTCATTTTATTAATAATTGTTTCCATAAATGAATCAACTTCATTTGGTGGAATATTGCCAATATCAATTTTAAAAATACGTTTTTCTGGTGCTCTCATTATTCTGTGAATAAGCATTGCATCTTCTAACATCATTAATTTTTGAAATTCTTGTCTCGCGCCTTCTAACATAGACCTGCCGTACGGGAGAAAGTTTGAATCTGATAATAGCCTGAAATGTGCTATCTCAAATACATCATATTCTATATGCTCAGTTGCTGCGTGCCTAAATTTAATATCATATTCGCCCAACGTTTCATCATATTGCTCCAATCTTTCAATTTCATAAGTAGAAAGTGGGCGTGCATTTAAAATTCCTATTTCTTCGGCAACATCTAATTTTAAAAAGAAATCTCCATACTTACACATATTACGAATCCATGGCCACATATTGAATTCAATGTTTAATATGTCATAATATAAATTGTATAATATTTTTTGTATATGAGTTTTATTTGTTTTAATAGTTAATATATCACCAAATTGATCTGCTAAAGTTGATTCATCGGAGTATATGTCTAATGCAGATGATATTATTGGATCTTTATCCATCATCTCATAATCGGTATACAATTGCATCCGATTCTGTTGCATGTAGTAATTCGAATCATATCCGCCATAACCACCCATATTATGTTTAGTTGTGCCGTGTAATCGATTGTATCTATCCGTTAATTTGCTTTGTGATAAATTCCCCAATGACTGTAATCTGTTAGTATCGACTACTTTTAGTCGATCCTTTCCATACTTACGTACTACTACATTGGTAGAAAATAAATTCTTTAAACGTTTTCTTAATGATGCCATTGTTTTCTTTTTTTATATAAATATATCTTATTACAGAAGCCAGGTTAAATCTTCGTCTTCTGAACCATTATTCCACTTCCAACTATCGTTTTCATTAGAATTATTATTTGTGTAAATTGTATTATCTGTTTTTCTAAATTGTGATAAAGCTCTTTTATTCAACTCAATTCCGTGTTGTCTTAATTTTAAACTTGTATCTCGTAACCACAAACCTATTGCATAACTCATTACTAAATCGTCATTGTAGCCAATTTGTGCTTGTGCTTTACCATTAAGCCAAACAAATACAAATAATTCCTGAATGAGTCGTTTTGATTTAATAATCGGTGTTCCTTCTCTCATATACATTTCTAATGCAGATATCATTAATGGCCTGGTTCTACTTGTGGTTGACACTCCAGGAACCATTTTTGTTTTATCTTTTATGTCATATCCTTTTTGTAATTGAACTTCTAAATCTACATATCCTTCTGTTTTATATGTGTAAAATAAATTTTCATAGTTTCTATCTAATGCTGGTTGTACTGCTGCCCAACCTATATTTGCATTTTCAATTGCTAATAATGCATTATTCCATTCAGTTGCAACTGATACTAACATGTTACCAAAATCCTTAGGTGGTAGCTTTCCTTTATACTCTGCTACCTGTGTTATAGTTTGAACATCTATTACATGAAATGCAGACCAATCTGATGCATCACCCCGTGCTACATCAGCTACGACTATATAATTTTTTGTATAATCTGGGTAGTCCCAGATCCAATATCCATTATCGTACCCTCGTTTTTCAACTGGGTCTTCGCATTTTAATTCGTATTGTTGCAATATTAATCCATCTACTACAGTGTGTCCTGATGATATAAAATCGCAATCACACTCTTGTGCTGCTCCTCTTTCGCCTAATAGTTTTGTTTGCTCGAGTCTCCATTCTTGGTCTCGGTCTGGGTGTAAGTCCCAATGAAGTTTTATTGTTTTAAACCCATTTACTCCAGATTCGGCATCACTCCATATTTGATGAAACCAATTTCCTAATCCATTTGGAGTAGATAATACAATTGCACCACCACCTGTTGATAGTGTAGCCTGGGATGCTATCCATATTTCTTCAATGTTTCTAATAAATGCGGCTTCATCAACTATTAATAAAGATAACGCTTCTGATCGTGCTCCTGTAGATGCACTTGATATTGCTTTTATTTCCGAACCATTTTTGAATTTTAATGATAATTTATTGTTTGTAGTTATGACAACTTTTAGCCAACTAGGCAAATTTTCATTCATTATTTGAACTTTGCTTACTAAGTTTTTTGCTACATCTTGTGTTGTTGCTATAACTAAAACATTGAATTCTTCATTAAATAACATACACCAAAGTGCATATCCGGCTGTTAATGTTGAAATTCCTAGCTGTCTAGATTTGAGTATTACATTGTATCGACTGTCTCTTAAATCTGATAGTGTTTCTTCTTGAAAGTCATATAAATCAAATTTGATTTTTCCTTTTAAAGGATGTTGGATATAACAAAATTGCCTCATAAAGTATACCGGGTCGGTAGCACACTTTACATACTGTTCTTGAATTATTTCTTTTATATTTTTCTGAGCCATATTATTGAACCACTTCTACAATTAACTTTCCGGTCAATACCGTAGTTAATATACCAGCGCCAAACCAAATGATTTTGCTATCATACCATTTTGGTTTTATAAGTTCTTCTCGTTCAATATATAAATCAATGTTACTGTTTAGTAAATCAATTTGTTGTTGATAATATAATTTTTGTAATGAATCTAATTTATTTAAATGTTCTAAACTATATATTAAATTATCTTGTTTTATTATAATATCATTGTTAACAGAATCTAAATAATATAATGAATCTAATGTTTCAGATATATCATGTATTTGTTCTTCTGTAAAACAAGTATCAACAGTTTGTGTAAACGAAAAAACTGGTAATAATAATAATATAATAAAAATTTTTTTCATTTCCGAGTTTTTTTGATTATATTTTCCTTAGCACCTATAGTTGTTCTTTTTGGTACAATAATATCATCTTTATTCTTTTTTGTTTCTGTTAAGTCTTCTTTTTGTTCTTTAATATCAGCTTTAACTTCAGCTTCTTCTTTTTTAATTCGTTCTAATTTTCCTGCTAATTTATCAATTTTTGAATTATTTTTATCAATCTCTTCATCTGTTTTATCTAATTTATTTGCAGTTATTTTTCTAGAAATTAGAAATATTACTCCAAATAGTGCAACAATTGCTCCTACAATTATTTTCCAATATTTTTTAATCGTCTTCATTTTCTTCTTTATTTAAATTTTCTAAAAATTCTTTTTTGAATTCATTAAATTGTTCTTGTACCTTTTCTTCAAACTCGTCTGGAGTCATTTTTGCTGCCCATGTCTCTGTTAAGCCATCTGCATTAGTAACCAATGTACTAGCTTCAGTATACGCTTTTTTTAACATATTAACATCATCTTCTGCTTTTTTTATCCAAGCAACTGCATTATTTTTTATTCTATTTTTTTCATACTCATCATATTTTCCTTCAATGCGCAACTGATGTTCCATTTCGATGACACAGTCAAAACATTTTCCATGATATACACGCATCTTGTTGTCTAATCGATTTGGAGTTTTACATGTACATGTATCTTTAGGACAATTTGGAAATGAATTTAAATATTTTTTAATGTCAGCTGAAATTGAATTTTTTGGTTTTTTTACACGAAATCCATTTTTTTGTTCAATAACATAAATAGTACCGTTTGCATTTGTTTCTTCCCAAATATCACCAACTTCGTGTTTTTTATTTAATTCTGCTTTTTGTTTTGCGTCTGTAAATCCATGGGTTTTTTTTGTTTGAAATGCATGATTGCCTTCAAGCATTTGTTTCACTGCTTTTATATTTTGTAACTTTTTTGACATATAATCCTTTTTATAATTTTGATAGAGCTCGGTCTACTACTCTTTTTAATAAACCAATTTTTCCAATTTTTTGTTTTCTGTCATCTTCTGCTGTAATTTTTTGTACTACATTCATAATCATTTTTACTTGTTGTACTATATTTGGTTTTTGTTGTACTGCCAATACGAAATTGTTAATACGAGAGTCTCCCTGTTGTCCGTCTCCGTCTGGATCATTTGGGTCTCCCTGTGTTTCTTCACCTTCGGGTGGAGCTTCGGGTGCTGGAGCTTCGGGTGCAGGAGCTTCGGGTGGAGCTTCGGGTGCTGGAGCTTCGGGTGCAGGTGCTTCGGGTGGAGCTTCGGGTGCAGGTGCTTCGGGTGGAGCTTCGGGTGCAGGTGCGTCTGCAGGTATTGCTGGTGCTTCTGGTGCAGGGGGTGGTTCGGGTGTATCCGCTAGCGGTTCTTCTTCTGTAGGCTGTTCTACTACTTTTGACAATTCCGATTCCATTATAAATGATTGAATTTTTTTACGTACTATTTCCCTAACTAATTTTTCTTTTTGTTCTTTAGTTAATTTTTTTATTTTTGACATATAGCCACCATCTATTTTTGACATTGTTTCAATATAATCCTTTGCATCTGCTTCTACATTTTTATCAAATGTTTTTAATGCGTGTTTAGCCATCTTAGGATCTCCGTCTTGCATATCTTTTATTGGATATGCTCTATCAGAATCTTTTACATCATAAACCATATTTTCAGAATCGCCTATATCTGAATATTTAATTTTTCTAGGAACATCTGGTTGTGGTTCGCCTGATGCGTCTAATACCATATTTTCGGTCTCTTTTCCCTCATAATCTTTTAGATCTTTTCTGGGTTTATGTTTTTTATTTTCTGGTTTTTTATACTTTTTAGCCATAGCTATTGCCTTATTTTTAATATAAATATTATCTAGAATACTTTACAATGTTTAATATCTGATTTATTGGGGCAAATGAGCCTGTTAGCTTATAAGTATTGCCTCCATATGTGAATACTAATCCTTCTATAGGAACAATTTTTTCAAATCCTCCAAGTCGTTGAATTTTTTGTAAATGAGTTTTCATTAACTCTAATTTTCTTAAATCATTTGTCGATCGTAACTCTCGAATTACAGATGCTAAATCACTTCGTATTTGTTGTGCAGATTCTTTTGGATTTGCAGCTAACATACTAGATACGCCTTTTAATACCTCTGCACCTAATTTTAAAAATATAGATTCAAATGGTTCCATATTTTGTTTTTGGTATTGTTTAAAATCTTTTTGATCAAAATTTACTACCCATTCTGAAAATTCTGGGCTATCGATTTGTTTTATTACATTTGTAATTCGTGGATTTTTAATATTAAATGCCCACCTATTTACTAATATGTCTAATACATCATCTGTAATTTCATATCCTAATTCGATTGCTTTATCTCGTATTACATCTCTCCACCATCCTTTATGATATTCAGCTACTGTGTCTCTATCTTTTAATTCATATTGATTTTTTAATTGATCTACCTCGTTAAATAATGCATCTTGATAATCTTCAAAATCTTCTAATTGTCCAACTTTAATTTTATTTGGTGGAATTAAATTAAACGTTTTTTGCATATGAGCATTTGCAGATTCGACTGCTTTTTGTATCACATTTGCGCCTGTCATATCAGTTTGGATTACATTTCCTTTGTCGTCAAATTCTTGTAAATTATGAAATTGTAATGCTGCAATGTCATATGAAATAACATTTTTAGTATCTGGATATATTATTTCCATATTTGCGAATACACGACCGTTTTGGAATATACTTTGTATTGTTTCTGAATTAACTTGTGAAAATGCAGATGATAGGTCATTCCCTGCTTCTTTGAATGCAGTTGTTAATTCTCCACGACCAGAAAATTTCGTAGCTAATTCTTCAGCAGTTAATGGATTGACCCTTTCTCCTTTATTTCTAGCAAATTTAACTTGGCCATCTTTAACTGTTACAAATATATTTAGCCCGTCAGTCTTTTCTGTTACAGAAGATTCTATATCTAATCTTCCTTGTAATGCTCTTGCAATCATTTCTTTCATATCAGCAAATGATAAATCGTGGCGATCATATGGATGGTCCATATGACCTGCGAGGCCACCTTCCGTTAAATGTTTAGTTCCAAATACTGTTTTAGGAAATTTATTAAAATCATAAACAAATCCTTTATTATCATCTTTATCTAAATATTTTCTTAATTTGCTTATTTTTTGAATGTGTGCTTTAGCTCCTTTTGGAGTTTCATATCCTTCTGCTAGTTCAACATCAATTTTTATATCTGGATATTTTAATTCTAGGCCATTTACTGCTGCTACATTTTTTGCCGAATCATCTATAAAATAAATGTCGTCATACCCTTTTTTTATTTGATCTTCTATCCACCTAGCCTTGTCCATTGGATCAGCTGACCCTAATGCTACGACATAAACATTTTTTATTCCATGTTCTTTTTCCAACCAACGCTTAACTGGGTATCCGATTGATCTGGCAGTTAATATAGTTGTCTTTGCTCCCCTATCAGCTTGTGCTTTTTTAAATGCTTCAACATTTTGTGTTATTGGAGTTGCTTGTTTTATAATTTTATCAAAATCTCTGAAATCAAAGTCATCTCCTGGCAATGGTTCATATACTGCAAAATCTGCAGGCGATAATTCTGAATTTGTTCCGTCACTATGTTTTACATATATAGTAGCATTCATTTTGCCTAATGTATCATCAAAATCAAATACTCTTAATCTTTTGCCTGTTCTTAATTCTGTAAACATTTGTTTTGCATCTTCAAGTAATTCATTTACCCACCATTCTTTTGTAAGAACAGGCTCGTGTTTAGCCTCTACCCATAACGTAGCTGTTTGAGGAGAACCAATTACTTTTCTAATTTCTTCATTTGAGTCTGATTGAATTACATTGTCTAAGTCGTCATATTTCCAATGGGCTTGGTTGTCGCCTTTTCTATATCCATATGTGTAATTATCTGGACCATCTTCGACTATATTGTCTGGATGTAAATTTTTATAATTTTCAACAAATTTATTATATTCTTGACCTATTAATGGCATCTGTGTAGAAAAATTTTCTTTTGGTTTTATACCTGCACTTTTTTGTACTCTGGCTTCTGCTTCATCGCCAAATTCATCTCCAAATGTAGATTCGCCACCCAATAGTTGCCATACATTTTTTACTATGGCATCTGAGTAATTTGGATAGCTGGCTTTAAATTTTGCTAACTCTCCGGAATTTATTGTAGATATAGTTGAGTCTGCAGATATAGGTTCTCCGTTTGGATATGTTAATGGATCTACATTTACCATTAATTCTATAGCATCAACTCCTTGTGGAACTTTATTTCCTTTTTTGTCTGGATTAATTTTATATTTATCAACTGATCCAATAAAGTGTTTTATTCGTACATAGTCTTTATCTTTATTAGCAGCGGCTAGTGCAAATTTTCCGACAGTGTCTTTTGGCATTGTAAGTAAATAATCAAATGCTGACGATAATGGAGAATTTAATCTAGAATATATTAATTCTATTTTTTTATTTCTATTTAATAAATTGAATATTTGTTTGGATTGCTCTCTTGTTACTCCGTGTCTTGCTTTTGGTCCAATAAACATTAAAACTTTGTCGACATTAGGGTTTTGTGCATATCGTTGGGCAAGAGCCATATGAGCTCCTGTGATTGGCTTAAATCCTCCTGGAAATAATACTGTTACTTTATCCATTTTTATTCTTTATTATAAATATTACGTTAAATATTATACCAATTGTTTATGGGGGTGCTGGTAAGTCTGGTATGTCATCGGCTGGTGCCAGTATAGCCCCACCTACAGATCTGCTAGTTCTATATACAAAGCTTTTAAATGTGATAGTACCTGGCCGAGAAGGGCTAATGAATATAACTGAATATATTCGTACGTATTTTCCTTGCCGCTTTTCTATTGTAATATTACCATTATTTATAAGTTCCCATGTGTGTGTAAGTGATCTGGTGGCGGAGGGCATGGTACCACCGCCAACAAATTTTTTCTGGCTGAACATCTGGTGATCTGACCAAGTGTCATACGTATCCGCTGAACTAGTAGCAATATAATGGTTCATCCATATAGTTCCAGTTCCTAGCCCGGTGTTGTGGTGTTTTGCGGTATATGATACTTGCATTCTACTCTCACCTGGTAATATAAATGTTTCAAATACAGATGCAGTGTGTGCATTTACCTCTCCAAATATTGTCGAAGTGTCAACCGTTTGTTCTACTCCACCATCGTAATAAACAACTCGTCCTAAATTTTTTCCATCTAAAAATGCGTTATTAGAATCAAATAAAACATTGCTTCCGCTTATTGCTAAAAACCCAGACGCTGTTATATTTCCAGCTGGGGTGATATGGTATCCAGATGATGATATTTCTAATTGACCATTTGATCCACTAATAAATTGTGCTGCTGGATTACCAAGAAAAAATGTTTCTGTATGTACATCTAATATACTAGGATTTGTTCTAAATCTAAAATAGTTATTTGCATCAGATACTAATTCTAAACCAACTCCTTGATATGTTGTTTCTGATTGATTTGGCAACGCAGATCCAGAAAACAATAAAAATCCTGGTGCACCTGATCCTGTTGCTTGATTAAATCCTCCATATGGTAGTGAACGAATAAATCCTGTATCTTTTAATCCGGAAATATCTATGCCTGATTCTAATGTATCAGCTACATATAATGAACCAGTAAGCATTGAAAATGCTCCGTCAATATATCTATTTCCGCCTTCCCAGGTTTTATTGTTAACATAACTAATTGTTTTACTTCTATCTCCAATTATATTATAATATTCTACTTTGAATGATAATTGATTATCGCTTTTATGTTTAGTTGGTATTTCAGATCTAATTCTTGTGTAATTTGGGCTATATCCTATCTCTGCACTTGTTAATGTTCTTATATCAGCAATTTGCCAGACTCCTGATTCTATTACAAATAATAAAGAACCATTCCCGGATTGATCTGATTTAAATTCAAATTCAATGTCATCATATCTTTGCGATGTTTTTGCTGTGCTTTCTATTTCTCCAATTTTTTTGCCTACTGTTATTGGCAACGATTGATTTAGAACATCTGTTGTATTATAATTAAATGCTGATCCAGATGCGTATATCGATAGTTTAGGATTGTTATTTCCACTAACAGAACTTCTTAATGCTTGTGCATCAATTGTAACTTTATATTGAGATTGGCTTACAAAAAATCCAGCATATATATCTTTTACTTGTGCAACCAAAACATTGTTATTTGAAGTAATATCAGTTGAACTATCAATTAACATTCCATTATTAATAGAAGATGTTGTCCAAGTTAATGTTGGTGCAGTTGATTCAGAATTACCTAAATATGTATGTCCTTCCCAATATGTATCAATTATACTTTGTGTTGTAAATATTCCTATAGACTGATCTGGTGTTAATGATGCTGTGGAATCTACAAATATTTCTGTGCCTTCTAATAATACATCATTTACTTGTTCCCAGGTTCCAACAGTGCCATTTGAATTGGTATAAACTTTTATTCTTGAAATATCCCCAGTTGCTGGATCTAAATCGTTTATTTGTAATAATGCAAATGATTCTGAATTTTGTGTAGGTATAAATGTTGGGTCTGCTTCATATGATAAACTAAATGATGATGGATCAAAATGATTATATGTATGAGATGATATTGTTTTGTTGCTTAAAACAGTAAATGGTGTTTCTAAAGTTACTGAATCTTTATTTAATACTTTTTTAATTTTTGATGTAAATTGTGTACTAGATGGAGTATAATTTGGAGTCGGTGCTGGATTTGTTGGACTAGCAACTGTAATTGTTCCTCCTACCATATCCCCTTGAAAAACGCCTCCTGCTATTTGTAAGATTGGTTGGAAATTTCTATAAAAATATTCGACAGTGCCGGTAGTATATGTTGGAAATTGAGTTGTCGTATATGTTCTATCTAGTTGTACGCCGACATTTTCTTCGATTGTCATTGTGGGTTCGATTGTAAATATTATTTCCGTTTCATTAGGATCAGTTGGATTAACAGGAAATTTCCGTATCCATTTTACATTTGGTTTGTCTCTCCACTCTGCTGGGACTGACTGACCATTATATTTAGCTAACGTTCCTGTTATAGTGACTGTACAGTCGCCGGGGGGCGTATCTTCATATATATAAATTGATATAACTCTAGATTTGTCTTCATCTAGATAATTAATAAATTCAGCATATATTGGATTTCCATTATAGTCTAAAACTTCGACATCAACAAGTGTTCCTATTTTTAAATTATTAGTATTACCTTGTAATTTAATTAAATTTTTGCCTGCGGTAAACCGTAATGGAAGTTTAGTAATTTTGAATACATCTGGAGATGATACAGATGTGTCTGTAACATAAGTTATTGCGGTATCAAACCCTTTTTTTACTGCCCGATATTTTGCCATTTAACATTACCCTTTTGTATAAATATTAAGTATGTACAATCTGGCTGAAATTGTTTATCTTATTTACTTCGATTAAATTGTCTACCATATCTCTCATTGTATCAACGTGTGATATGATAATAGAAAATTCAAATTTGGTTCTAAAATATTCAAATAAGTTTGAAACTGATGACATATGGTTTTGATCTAGACTGCCCCATCCTTCATCTATTGCAATGAAATTTGGTCTTGGTAATGCTGATACATTTATTAACGCTACTCGAATTGCCAATGAAGAAATAAATCTTTCCATTCCTGATGTTAATTCTAACGGCCAGAAATTATCCTCATCATAAATAATATATCCATTAATATTTTTACCATCTGTCTGTAAAACCATATTAAATTCTACTACTTGGTTTAATACATTATTTATTTCATTTTCAATTTTAGGTAATGCAATTTTAACTAATTCATATGAAACCCCGTTTCTTCCAACCGCACCCAAATAATATTCATATGCTTTATATTCTGTCTCTAATTGTTTATATTTTTCAATTTGTTCAATTGCATTTTTCTTTTTAGTTTTTGCTACTTCAATATCTCCATGTTTAGATTTAATTGAATCTGTTATACCTTTTAGTGTAGCTGTAATTTCTTTTGTTAATGATTTGTTATTTTCAATTTTCTCATTGATCTCCAAATTGTGTTTAATTGCAGATTCATTTTTTCTATAATTGTCTTGTTGCTTTTTATTTGTTTTTAATTCATTCTCTTTTGTTTGTAAATCACTTTGCATTACTTGTAATTGCAATTTTTGGGTTTCTATTTTATTTTTTAAGTCTAATCTAGATTGATATGTTGATATTATATTTTTTATACCATCATATTTGTTTTGTATATTATTTAATGCATTTTGTTTACTTTGCAATCGAATTTCATTTTCAGGCAATTCTTGTTTTGCTTGCTCTGCTTCTTTAATAAAAACATTTGAAGTACAATATTTACAATTTGGATCATATTCGTGTGTCTTTAAATGATCAATTTTTTTCTTTTGTATTTTTACTAATTGTTTTAATTCTGTTTCTTCTCTTGTTAGTTTTTTTATTGCTTTATCTGATGATTGTAAACTAAGTGTAAGTGTTTCTATTCGTTGTTCTAAACGCCCTGGTTCAGCATCTTCTTCTACTGCTCTGTGAAGATTTATATCAAATTCCTTATATTCGACATCTGCTTTTGCTACAGCATCTTCTTGGTCTTGTATATCACCGTCTAAATCATAAATTGCTAAATCTAAATCTTCTTGGTCATCTTCCAATTGTTCTATATCAGGTCCGTCATATGATGTTGGCTGTTTTTTATCAATTAACTCAAGAATATTGTCTTGTAAGTCATTTCTAGACTCTTGTAAATCATGTTCAGATTTTTCTAATTCTGTAATTTCTTGTTGCTCAATTGATATGATTTCTCCAGATTGTTTTATAATTTCTCCAAAATCCGTCTTTTTATATTCTTTTAACTTTCCAGCTGTCTCTTTTACTTCTTGTGATGCAATATGATATAATTGTTCAAATACTGTTGTATCTAAAAATTGTGATAATAAATCTTTTCTTTCTCGTTGGGACTTTTCTATAAAATTATTATTATCTGCTTGTAATGAAAATGCAGTTAATATGAAATCATCATACGTACCAAGATACTTTCTAATCATTTTATTTGTATCACTTCTTTCTTCTCCATTGAAATTTTCAGTTTCATTATAAAAATCAACATTTACTTTAACATGACCATGTTTTAATGTTATTCCTTCACGCTCAATAGTATATAATTCATTGTTTAACATGAATTTAAATACTCCTTTAAATGTAGACTTTTTATTATTTAAAACTTCTTTTGATTTACTTGTCTTGCTACATTTATCAAATATAGTATATGTTATTGCATCTAATAAAGATGATTTTCCGGAAGTATTTGCGGCAAACAATCCTACTACATCCTTTAATTTAGAAAAGTCAATTATATTTTTTTTGCCATATGAAAACATATTTTCAAATTCAAATGATATAGGATACCAAGTTACATTCCTAACACAATCAAGTGCTGGTAATTTAGAATTCATTGTTCTATTAATATGTCTTACTGCATCTACTTCTGAATCTAATGCATCTGGAAATGTGTTTTCTACATATTCCGTTATCATTGTATTTTGATATTCAACATCTCTTACATTTCCAATTGTATTTACTTCTAATTCCTGTTGTTCTAATTCGTCAGTATTACGTTGAATTGAAATATCTTGAACGTCATATTTGTTTCGAATTGTTGCAATTAATTTTTTAATATCAGCTGCGTCTGTTCCGTTAAATTTTATTCTTACTCTAGGTTTTTCTGGAACTCGGTGTGGTGCACTTACAATAGTTGATTTATTAACTTCGAATGTAACATATCCATATTCATTATGTACTTGTATAAATTCAGATGTTTTGCTTGGTAGGTCCCATACTAACATCCCATGGTCTAATGCTTCTCCATGGTTTTGTTGAATTAAACTTCCTGGATATCCAATTGTTTTTTCTGCATTTAAAAATTGTGCTGGTTTGTGAATATCTCCTAATAATGTTAAATCGTGTCCTTCGAATAAATCTGCTTTTACATGATCGTTTGAAATTTCAAATCCAACATCAGTTAATGCCGTATCAACAGCTCCATGGTGTAATGCAATCTTATAATGAGCATCAAATTCTTTTGCTCGTATATAATTTTCGGGTTGTACATCTACTGCCATATGATTAAAGACAACATTTCCTAATTTAAACAATCCATTATCTTTTATAAAATGTATATTTGGATTATTAATTACATTTAATATAGGTGACAGTGCATCTATTCGATTTAAATTATTTAAATTCATATCGTGGTTTCCTAACATAACAATTGTTGGGATTGTAAAGCCACGAAAAAATTTAGTTAACATGTTTATTAGTTCTGGAGACATTTCTAATTTAGAATGTACTATATCGCCTGTTACAACACAAATACTAGAATCTGTTGCGTGTTGCGCAATGTGTAAAAACATATTGTCAAAAACTTTATTAAATTCATCATGTCGTTTTAGTGTTCTAATGTGTATATCAGATATATGAAATATCTTATCGATATATTTTACATTAGTTTCTAATTTTTTTATTTCCATATTATATTCATTCTTAACTGCATTAACCTTTCAAAAGAAAATGTAGTTGTTTGTGTAATCATTTTGTTTATTGTTTCAAATCCTAACTCACTTGGGTCTTTATCTGGTAATTCTACGAAATATACATTTAATCCTTCTGCCATAAATTTCTCTGCGATAGACAATGCTTTTTTAATTGCATCTTGATCTAAACATAAGTATATATCTTTTACCCGTTCTTCTATAATTTTTTTCTGTAGTGCCGGTTGTATTATTTTTCCAAATAATGGTATCGCATTTCTTTTTATTGCTATTGCATCAAATGCTCCTTCACATAATACAATTGGCTCTGCCCAATTAATTAACATTTCAAATCCTATTATATCTTTAGATACTTTTGGATTTTTGTGTTTATAAGAATCACTTGAATAATATGCTCTAGATACAAAATAATTTATAAGTCCTTCTTTATTATAACTTGGTATAATTATTTTTCCAGAATATTCGCCAGCTTCAGCATACCCAATTCTGTATCTGATAATATCAAATATAGTAACTCCTCTTGTTTTTAAATAATGCATTGCATTACGATAATCAGGTGTTTTCTTTGGAATCCAGAGTGGTATATATTCTTCTGGCAATCTTAATATTTCTTCTGTTTTTATTGTTTCATTATTACGATATTTTGCAGTTTGAATTATTCGACTTAATTGCTCAAATTTTTCTTTAGGAAGTTTTAGTTGTTTAAATAGCGAAACGATCGTTCGCCCTTTTCTATCAGATATCCAACAGTGCCATGGGTTCTGGCCTTCTATTGATGTGTTAAGATTTATTTCTAATTTAGGTTTATAATGTGAAGTAAATGGAGAGAAAAATGCTATATTATCTCCTGAGGTTTTCTTACCTTTACCTAATACAGACTCTAATAATTGAAGTAATTTAAGATTCTTCATATTAATATTATAATGAAAATACTGAAGAATTCAAAGTATATGGCTTTTATATTATGGTTAAATACATTTATTAATTACATCAATAAACGATCTAACGATCATCATTTATTAAACATTTCATTTAATAATAAATAATAATCATTTTATTAATACATTTAGAAAATAATTAAAAAATTTCACAAATCCAACCTAATACGTTAAAAATTGTTTTTGTGGTTTAGGAACTTCTCCAACTTTCAAACATTCTTTAAACCATTCATCTGGGATATCTTTCTTTGCAACATGGGTTATCCCTAACTTATTTGCATACATTTCATATGTGGTTTTACTTCCCTTTGTTATTTTTTGGTTTGGATTTTGAAATACTATTCTTAAGTCAACTCCTGGATTAGAAGCTAATATATTTTTCATTTTTCTTCTATCAATAGTAGTCCATCTGCCTTTTGTTTCAACATACATAGTTTCTCCATTTTTCTTTTGAAATATAAAGTCTGGTGTATATTTGTGATTTGTTGCTGGCACTACGTAATCTAATTTTTCAGTTTCGTAATTTACTGGATATTTTGCTTCTTTAATTTGATTAGCAACTGTTAATTCTAATCCAGATTTATAACCGTATTTATATGCCGCTTGTCGTTTTTTGCTTCCGGCAGTATGCCAATGATTTTTTTTCTTCATCACTCTGCAGATCCCCATGGGAGTTCTGGGTCAACAGAATAATAATACTTGGTCCCATCTGGTCCAGGTAGTATTAAATGAACAGGATCTTGTCCTCCAAAAAATGCCCACCCATCATCAATTTCAGCTGCTATACTATATGGATTTCCTATTACATCGCCAGTTTTTATATCTAATTCAACATCAATAGCCTCTGATCCGGCTAATTCATCTCCCTTTCCCCGATACCATTGTTTGTATGAATATTCCTGTCCAATAACTTGATTTTTCCCAATTAACCATGCTTTCATTATTTTAAAATATGGATCTGTATCCCTTAACCCAGTTTTTTTTAGCCAGCCTTGAGCTAGCAAATTAAATTGTCTAGCAAACCAAACTTCATCATCTCCCCCACTTGTTCTTGCATCAGCCATTTGTTTTAACTTCATCGAGCCACCAGTTTCTTTCCACCAGTTTTCTGTCTTTATTGCTAAAGTCTTGGCTTTGTTAAAAGAATCCATATTCAAACCAACAGAAGATGAGTTGTTATTAGAATCACTAGAAGAGTTGTTATTGTTGTTATTGTTGTTATTGTTGTTATTAGAAGATTCTCCGTTATCATCATATTCTCCATCTCCTATTATTTGTTCCTTAAGATTCTTGGTTCTGAATCTTCTCATATTTTCTGCTAGTATATTTTTTTTCATTAGTATTCCTTAATTTAATTTTTTAATAGATTTTGCTAATGGTTTATCACGTTTCATCCACTTCTTTTTCTTCCTATTGAGGTGTTTATAAGGAGCACTGTTATTTTTAGGATGTTCACCTAAATAAAACTTAATAGTATCTGGAGTAAGTCTATTCGAAGAATCTAGAACGAAATAACTTCCAATAGTACCCGTTGATTGAGGATCATTATTGTAGGATTCTAATTCACCAGATGTTTTCTTTTCACTTTTAGTTACCCAATTCCCACCATCTTTATAATTCCATTCAATCTTGTATAACCACCCTTTTGAATCTTTTAAATCATTATATAGTTTTATCGCAACATCTCTTTGTGCATCATCTTTTGCTCGTTCTTCAGCAGCAACTTTATTATAAGCTATTTGCACTTTTAATTTCTCCATCTCTTGTTTAATTTTTTCATCTGCTTTATCTTTAAAGCGAGAATGAATATCACTAATTTTATCACTACGGATCAGAGTAGCCTTATTTACTTTTTCACCCTCCCAATATGAGTCTTTATCAGTAATCTCAAACATGTATATGGTAAACAATTGTTTACCAACAAAAGAAGTTTTACCTTCTTCTTTCCAAACATATAAAATTTTACTATTTTTATTCCAATTAGTTAAATTAGGCGAATTAGATAATATTGTTTTTATATCAGTTTCATCTAATTGCTTAATAAGTTTATTCTTAATAAAAAGAACATTCAGAAGCATAATATGAGAAGCAACAGCTTTAAAATCTTGTTTTGCTTTTTTCTTTTTATTAGGATTGTCGATAGTTTTTAACACATACTCATCATTTGGTTCACGAAAAGTATTCTCTAGTAATATTTCTTTAAGTTTAATCATTTTATATAAATATACCATTACATATCAATATCGATATTAATTAAAAAATTCATATCAACATCATCTCTTTTCTTAATTGCAGCACCCAATTTTCCTATTGCTAATAATTGTCCTGCATCATTATATAATCCAATTTCTGTTATATATGGATTAAAATTACTACCTGTTGCCCAATTTTGAATAGTCATATCATCATCTTTCAATGTGGTAGGATTTTGAGATACATTAAAATCTCCTGCAGCTAATCTAGTTAAAACAGAATGCTCATATAATGTAATTGTACTCTGATAACTTGCAGTATAATTTGCTGTTAAAATATCATTATACCTATAATCAGGACTAGATATTACTACTAATCCTTGTTTATTAAATACATTCCCAACTCTATTAGTTTGCAACATCCCACCACCCTCCGTACGGTCCGATAACGACGTTATTTGAGCTTGGGTGAGCGCCTTATTAAAGATTCTAATTTCATCTAGATCTGCGTGTATGTTACCGTTATTGGGGCTATAACCACCTATTTTCAAGGGGTCTTGATTGTCGATCCTAGCAGACGCAGTAAATGGAGTATTAAATTCAGATAACAGTAAATTTGACCCAATAGATGCGTGTAATGTTGCATCAATATACATATGCAATTCGCTTCCTGTCTTTTGGCATAATACGTGTGTCCAGCTACTGCTAACAAACGCAGATGAGGATATTTGGGCTATATAAGTATTAGACCCAGCTGCAGAAAATAATAATTGATTGCTACCACTTAATTCGATATTGAATGGGTATTGTGGTGTATTTGAAGCAGATATTTTTCCTAATAATAATTCATTAGTTGTTGCAGACCCACTTGATATAAAGAAAGAAATTGCATAATTATGGTCTCTATCATAATATCCTGGAATAGTAGTTTCTATATAACCAGATCCAGAAAAGCTAGCTGCCAATCCGATTGGTAATTGGCTACCATTACTTGTTGTTACTCCATCTATATAAGTAACACCAGAAGCTGTAATATATGGAACCCTAGTCAAATCAAAATATTCATTAAATCCTTCATTGAATACCTCGCCTCCAGGAAATGAACCAGTTGAAATAACAATATCGTATATATTTCCATATCTATCTGATTTTAGATCAACAGTGCCGTCATATATAAACGACTTTGGTTTAATTGCTTCTCCAAATTGTGTTTGTGGTATTGCAAATACAGATGCAGATTCATATAAAAACTTCGAAGTGTAATTTAAATTTGTCTGACCATGTGTTTTGCTAGGCTCCGATTTTCTTTTATAAAATAATTGGTCGATAGAATAATATGTTGAAAATTGATATGTTCCGTCTACATTAGTAGCAGAATTAAATGTATTGCTACTAGATATTTGGGGCAACGAAGAAACATAAATACCTTGTAATGGATTATAACCATCAGCTACAGAACTACCAGAAGTAAATATAAATTGTTTATATGCTTGAAATTTATTAACTTGAAAGTCACCTGGCTCAACTTTTTTGAATACCTCCGGTGATATTCCTTTATATTCGTCTATGATATTGTTTGACATATTAGTAGAAACCCATTATACATTTATAATAAATATAACAGGCCTAAAATCAATGATTTATTTTAAAAGTCTAATTTGACTTTAACTAACGCTTCCCTAGAGAATGATTTAAGTAATGGTTTACTTAATTTCGCAACTGCCAACAATTCTTGTTTATTATTATATAAACCAACTGTTGTTATATATGATATAGGCGCACCTACAAAAGTACTTTGTGCAAATTGTCCAACACTACCAGTTGTATATGACGGATTATTTGAGAAATTAAACATTCCATTTTTAATTCTTACAAAATAATTTGTACTAGTTACTGTTTCTTGGTTTCTAGCATCAAATCCGAAGGCACCAGATCCGGATATAGAGTGGAATAAAGCATAATGATTATTTCCTTCAGAATCAGAACTTGTATTAGTATCAAATGCTAATTGTTGGTCTAACATCTTTCCATCTAATACCAATGCCCCATGTAGTGGATAAAACAATCCATAATATACAGGATCTGCAGTATTATAAATACCATCATCAATACTACCAGACACTATATTATATACAATACCCGATTCTCCATTTGTGCCAACATTAACACTTGAGTCATCAATTAAAGTATAAGTTCCTGCCGTAAGTGTTACACTTCCAGTAGCATTACTCGCCCTAGAACCTATAGTTGTCAGCGGCAATTCCCAATTGCCTGCATCTAATTGCTCTTTCATTCTATTACGCTGTATATTAACAACATAAATCGAGTCAGTACTCCCAGAACCAGCAGTAACAAATCTTGTTGCTGTTTTTTCTAATAATAATTGTTTATATTGACCATATGTAGCTTTTGATGCTGGGTTCGCTAAAGAGCCTAACTCAGATGATCCACTTCCCAATGCATTACCATAAGCTAAAGCATATTGTACTGCAGATCCTGTAGCACTAGGGTCTTTTTGGTATACATCTACATAATGTCGTATTTGGTCTAGAGTTTCAGTTGAAGATGAAAAGTGTGTTGTTAATGTTCCTTGGTTATCACTCCACAATCCAGCAGTAACTAATTCTGTTTGGTTTTTAACTATATCTTCTGCTTGATTAAATACAGAAAATGTTTTACCCATATTTGATATTGTAGTTGCAGCTGTTTGTTGTGCTACCATTTGTTCTGCCATTTGTTCAGCCAACGCTTGAATTTGTGAATTCACAGCTCCACCTATTCCTTCTTGACCAAGTTCTTTGAGTCTTTCTATAGCAGACCCCCTTGCTTTACCAATCCCATGTTTAGGATATTTTTTTAATTTATATATAAAATTTCTTTTCATTCGGTTTATGCCTTATTATTGTTAACTAGTACTATCATTCATTGCTGTATTAATTGTTAATTTATTTACAGTTAAATTAACAGTAGTACTACCACCAGTTTCATTTCCTATTATTGTTATAGTACTTGTTTTATTTGCTAATACCTGCTTTTTTGCAGATATTTGGAACGCAAACCCAGCAACAGCAACACTTTGATTATCTTCATTACTACCAACATATCCTGTACTAGTAGGAAGTACTGAATTTTGTAATGGTTGTGTTACCGATATATCTGCAGCATCGCTATCTGCTAATATTGCTGTATATCCATAAGTCGAATTCCCCCCTTGTAAATTACTAGTATTTGGAGATATAATTGCAGTATCTCCAGGCCCAACTAATACAATGCTAGAATTCCCAACTGTTACTACCGGTATTTGTGTTGTTGATTTGGGTAGTGTAACTAATTTATATCTTAATGCTTGAGTTCCATCTGCAATAGCTTCTGTTACAGGCATACTTTCAATAAGTATACCATAATAATCAGTACCTTCTTGGTGTCCTATATTCCATAAATTATAATCTATTTCATCATCACCTAACGCAAATTGTGTAATATTAAACGCATTTCCGCCTTTTGCTAGCAATTCTCTTCCCTTTAGAGTCAATATAGCATCGACTGTTACTGAACTGTTATTTAAATATCCCATTTTCTTTAACCTTTAATTTTATATAAATATTACATTATATTATTTGTTGAATTAATATCCAACCCACCTTGTTGGCCTGGAGATTGTGTAATTATCTGATTTGGATTTGCTTCCATAAATTCTACTACAGGACCACCATCAATTGTGTCTGTTGAATCGATATTAAAATCGGGGCTTGTCATCTTACATCCTATATATTCATGTCGTGCTTTTCCAATTGGCATATAATCCTGCACTTCAGCTGGGCGCATAACACTACCAGAATATATATATTCATAAAATTCTGACAATCTACTACCAGTAATAGTTGGCATCACTCCTTCGCATAACCAATATGGAGTCGATGATTTTATCCACCCACTTGAAGATCTAATTAAATAAGGATAACAATATGTAGTTCCATCATAATTATTTTGGCTACTAGTTAAATACGCTTCCATTTGGTCATCATCAAATGCTATTATAGTAGCAACAGGTACAGAAGTAGATCCACTATACACAAGATACTGTGCATCCATATTTTGGTTTTCATATGCAACTAACTCTCCTTCATGTGATTCATCAAATCGATTAACATTTGGCAACGCTGTATCTTTACTTCGTTCTAATAAATTTGGTTGTATTAATAATCCAAGTATTTTATCCGCCCTAGCAGGCAATAATTGTTCTAATTGTTTAAAGAATGATAAATCAAATAATGAAAAGATTTTAATATACGCATTAATATCATTTTTAGTATTATATTTTTTCCAATATTCAGATGCTACACGAATTAAATCAGGATACGATCTACTATTTTGGTCTCCCGGGTCTCCTATATAATCATCTAGACTCTGAAATCCTAATTGTGCAATGATATCTTTATTAATCATTGTTTGTGGAGAATAATATACTCCTAATTTTTTGCTATCTAATGGAGCAGTATCAAATTGACTCCTTTCTGCTCTTGTTATAACATCTAATGCACCAACTATATTATTTGATTCCAATCTTATTTTATTATCATCAAATGTTCCTACCCCCAATGATATACCATCATAATAATATGTTTCTTCAATTGAATCATATGGTATATCATTAGTCCAACTTGCAAAAGAAGCAGATATTCCAGAAGGATTTGGTTCTACACCATTTAAACTTGAAGTCAATGAATGATTAATTTTCTGTGTTAGTGGAACTCTAAATACTAATTCATCATATGCATCTATATTACCATCATATGCAGCAGGAGCTCTTGTGTGGTTAGAAAAAGGATCATCGAGATCACCAATTCCTGGTTCAACATTTAAACTTCCTGTCCACAATCTTAATTCTTGCAATTCTCCTTCTAATCGAGTTGCTCCAGTACTGGTACTTCCTAATGTAATAGTTCCAGTTGATGGTAAACTTGCAATGGCAGATGCCGAAACAGTAGATACAATTTTTCCGTATTTAGCTTTTCTAGCAACAATTTCCAGACCCCCGGAAGTTCCAGACCCATAAGTCCCAGACCCATATCCTCCAGAACCATATACCATACCTATGCCGGAAACATAGCTTCCTGTACGTAATATAGTATTGACCCAATCTCCATTAAAACATTCAATTTCTGCAGACGCAGTTCCATTAATATTAATAGTACCCAATGTACCAGAAGAAAAATCAACAGTTACTGAATTGCCACCCACATTATATAAATTCATTGTGCTTGACATCGTAGGATTAGTTAATATGTTCTCTGTGCGGAATCTTAATTCTACACTGCCAATTGGCTGATCATAATTGATTATAACAGTACCAGCTGGATTTCTAATTAGATCTAGTGCATAATCAAAATTCAATTGTTCATATATTGGAATACGGTCTAATCTAGGCCCACCATATTCTTTAATAGTAATTAATGATTGTGGTACTCCATAACAAGCTAATAATGCTTGAATACTTCTTTTTGTGCCTTTAGATTTTAATAACCCAGGAATATTATTAACTATTCTCCTCCATATATTATAAGTCACATCTCGCGCGGATACTGCAGGCTCACCAACAGAATTAGATCCGGTTAATGGAGTCCCATATTCATTTGTTCCTAATGTATATTCCCATAAATTTTTATGTTGGTTGCCATCTTGTAAATTCCATCCAAATTGTTTTGCCACAGAATATAATAATTTATTTGGCATTCCTAAATTAGGATGTTCATCTCTTTTATTAATTCGAGTCATTGCGTTAATATACGTATAAAGTATATCATAATGTTGACCTAACATATTAACAAACGTTGATAATTGTACATTGCTTTCATCTAATAATATAAATTCAGGCACAGATTTGGTTAATATATTAAGATTTCTGTTATCATATATCGATGCACTGTCATATAATCCATCATACCAATTTTCAAATTGACTACTCGTAATAGAGTATTGTATATATGGATAAGTAGAATTTGATTTTGGATTTGGATTTATATAACTACCAGTCATAAATTCAACTGTTGGATTTTCTAACGGAATTTCATGAGTAAACATTCCAGATGAAGATTCGTAATACAAAAATTGTTCAAAATTATCAAATCCACCAATTAATCTAGATTTTAACGTATCATAATCTGCTGCATTAGTTATAGAAACAGATCCAGATAGTTGTGATGCCGAAGAAGACTGTTCTGTATAATATTCTAACAAATTTAATTTATATCTGTAATTAACAAGTCGCTCTGTAGCAGAACTATAAAATACAAAATTATTAAAATCAGTATAATCTATACTTAATCCAACTCCTGACAAACTGCCCGAAAAATATGCATCGACAATCTCTTGTGATGTTTGTGTTGATGATCCTAATAGATCATTCCATGTTTTTAAATCAGTCTCCGCAGAAACATCAAATGGTTGATTATTTGCTTGCCAATTTGGCCCAGATAATGTATTAAATGTTTTTATCGTATCTTTTGAGTATATAACTACATTATCAATATATGGATATTTATTTTCTTCTACAACCCAACACTTAAATTGTTCTTCAATTGTATCAGGCAGTGGGGCTAATAATTTTACATATAAAAATCCTCCGATTACAACACTATTAACATATTGAAACGTTTGGTTTCTGCTAAAATTTAAAAGATATGTTTTTGCAAATCCACCTGGAATAGCAGTTTGATTAACTGTATTAATATAATTATTAATTTGAGTTAAAAATTCTGTACTACTTTTGCTAATTGCTTTTAATCTTACCTCTGTTCGATCTGGAGATATTTCGTCAACTTTTAAATGCTGTCGCGCATAACTACCAATTAAATTTTCAAAGAAATTGATTACAAATCTATAATTTCCTGCTGTTAAGTTTAAATTATCAAATTGTGAAAACAAATCAATATTGATTGGGACACCATTTAATGGTATATCTTGATTTGTATCTGTATTAGTAAATGTAGCAGATTCATTAGTTACTGGTAAAGTATGTTCTCCTGTTATCCACGTATCATTTGCATATACATGAAATTCTAATAAACTATCTACTGATGGAGCAACTGTACTATCAAAATCAATTCTTCTGTTTAATGGAAATGATAGTAAATCAGACGACTTTTTAGGAAGCCTAATTCCAGATAATGATTTATCTGCATTTAATATTTCGTCGATATTTGAGTATTGTTTTAACATATTAAATTATAAAGAATACGATTCCAAGTTCGCATTGATTGGCTCAATGATTTTAGACCACCCCCATCCGCCTGCGTTATTATCGCTATTCCAATTTGCATCTATATCAGAATATGTTCTGTTACTATCTCCATCATACCAAGAAGTATGAAAATCTCCAACTACTTCTTTAACACGATTGTTCTGGTCTTTTTTTATTCTGTATTCAAAATAAACTGTCCTGGTTTGTGGTGCATTAGGTAGGCCAGATTCAGGAAATTGTAGATTAAATCTTATACCAACATTTCCTTTTATTTGTTCATTACCATTTGATAATGTAACTATTTTATTAGGATTTTTTGTTTTTAATCTCTCTATTAATTCCGGAATACGTAAAACCCATCCGCCATAATCTCCGCCGCCCGGTGCAGGGAATGTTACAACAGGCGTTCCACTTTTAATTCCATCTCCATCCACTAAAAATGGAGTCATATTAAGATCAACGCCATCTCCATCCACGTTTAGTGTCATATGTGTCCCCCCAACTCTTATTACATGAATTGTGGTGGAAACGACATAATAATTCCAATTGGAATCAGTTGTAGAATCCTGTTTGTATATATGAATATCTTGAGGATCTTTTAGTCCCCAACTATCAATCCAACCACTCGGAGTTTGTACATTAAATCCAAGATAACTGTCTTTTGTATCATCTGTATTAAATTCTGAAAATCTCGTCTGTGGTTGTTGGTTACCCAAAGCGGCCTGGCTAAATTCAGCAGGAGAAAAATCACGTCCATTTATATAAATATTAGTACCTCCTAAGCTATCAAAATTAGTCACACTATAATGAAATTTACTATATCGGTCTTCTCCATCTGGAAATGCGTCTAACCATGTATATGCTGGGCCTTCTTTATAGCTAGCAATTACAGAAGGAGCTGTAATAGTATATGTCTTATTATCATATCCAGTTTCAATGCCATCGGTTGTAGAAAACCAATTATCTTCACCTTTTTCTTTACCGCCAATATCACCGGCAATATTAGCAAATGGCGGTAATCTGTTTTTAATAGCCCAAGTACTGTCTGCTTTGATGTAAAAAAGTCGTTTCAAATTATCTTTGATAATCCATAAAGTATCTCCATCTTTTAATAATCTTCCTTCGTATACATCATACCTGAAATTAGGAAGATCGATATCTAATCCTTCTGTACCGGTTGAAGTTACTCTTACTGGGAATTTAAAATATTTAAATTGTGTATCTACTACTTCTACAAATGATTGATTGGTAATATTTTCAATTGATGGTTCTATTATTAGTCGCTGATTAGAAGCAGATTCTTGTAATTTAATATTACCAGCTCCATCCCTATCTATTATATAAGGATTATTAGATTTGTATGTCAATCCATTTAGTATATATGGTTGTTGTATTTCTTGTGCTATAGGCTCTGGTACCAGATCCGTAGCTAGCAGTAATTGTGCTGGAGCTTCTGTGATATTACTAAATCCACTCGTTCCTGGCGTATTATTACTAGCCCCGCCTTCACTTATTCCGATGCTATTAATTCCGCTGCTATTAATTCCTCCTGGCATATTACTTACCTAACTACTTTAAAATAGAAATCATCTTCTATATATTCTTCTACAAAGCCATCTGTGACTTTAAACTCTAAACGATAATAACGTGTCGGCATTAATCCGGTCATGTCCATATAAACAAAATTACTTGTACTATCGCAACTCACTTTAGTATAAATATTATCATATGGAATTATCGTTTCGTCTGTAGCCGCATCTTTCAATGTATATAAAGTATTGCTAGGCAAATATTTTACGGTTGTCATTGGAAATAAATTAGTTGGTGATTTTTGAGGATATTTATCACGAGCATAAATTCTAAGTTTAGTTACCGCTGAATCCTTATATTCTTTTTTAAGTTTCGTATATACTGTATATGAATTTAAATCCATTGCAGCCAAAGATCCTGTATTAAAACTAGATTTATCAAAATACATTGTTAATCTAGGAACATATACAGTGTGGGTTTCTCTACTAAAGAATCTTACATATCCAGTTTTTGAAACATCTGCCTCATCTGCATCAGAAAATTGTAATAAAAAGCCATAATTTGGAATAGTAAATCCTCCCGAACCACTTATCCATGTTTTCACTGCTCCAGTAACATCAATATTTAAATCAGTAGGTCTATAACTAAAATCTTCGGATAAATCTAATCCTGGTTGTGTATAAAATGATTGTGAATAAAATGTTAAACTACCACTATATATTCCAGACCCAGATTGATATAGCCAACTGCCACCTTCTCCTGATCCACTTATATAAATGCTACTTGCACTCCCGGAAGGTACTGCTATTTGTTGGCTTCCTGATGTCCAATAGAAAGACCCAGATTTTGGATTGTCCCAAGTTATTCCATTATCAACTGCAGTTGTTAAACTTACTAAGCCTGTACCATTAGTCCAATCATCTCCGACTAATTTAGCATCAATTGTATAATCAGCGGGTAAGTTTTTTGCATGGGTAGTATATAATTGTAACATGAATTTACAATCAGTTAAGTTTACATTATATTTTGTTAATGCACTTGAAACATCGTTCATATCAAATTTAATAACAGATCTAGACTTTAAATAACTACTCCCAGCAGTTGATAGTCGCTTTCCAACTTCTAATATCTCATCTAAGCCAGTATTGGTTGTTGGCAATGACTCATATAATGTTGCGTCTTTTTCTGGATATATTATTTTAAACATTTTTTTTCTTCTTCAATAATTAATTTTTTTATTTATCAATATCGCACCAATTCATAAAATGATTTTTAAGGTTAGGTTATAACTGCCCCATATGAGCCTATAATTACCCAACCTATATTACCATCATATATTAAATCAGCTGAATCTCCTTCTTCAGTAAAAGAAATACTTGTATAGTTACTAGGAGTAGTTAGTGGTTGAACATCATCTCCCCCAGTTAAAGAATCATCATCACAATAAATAGTTAATCTTTGCCCAGGTGTACCATTCCCTAGAGTAGTAAGTACACTAGCTCCTGATAATGTTATCTTCCATACAGAGATTCCAGCAATGTTTGGTGATGTATTTGAAGTAGAAACAAAACCTGTTTGGATTAATTCTCCTCCAATATCTACATTTCCAGAGGCTGTTATATTTCCTCCTGTTCCAATTATAACTTCACTATTATTACCGTCTGTCCCAAACCTAATTGTTCCTGTTCCTGCGGTGGTTAGAAAGAACATATGTTTATCAGCAGTTTGATTAATCATATTAAAATGACTGCCTTGTGTAGTGAATTCAGTATGGGTATCAGATTCTACATGAAACGCATGACTAGCAGAAATATCATATGCTGTAATGTTTCCACTTGCACTTATATCACTTGAGGCTATTACTTTATTACCACTTAATGTTATATCACCAGAATCTGAGTTGATTAAGATACTTGAGGGATTTCTTAATAGGGGAGTATTAACCCTGTTATCAAAATATGCAGAAGAACCAGTAAAGTAACCATTTGCACTTATATTACTAGAGGCTGTTATGTTACCTAAAACATTTAAATCTATATTACTCCCACTTAAAATTAATGAACCTGTTATTTCTGCATCTCCATTTAAAGTACCATCCCATTCACTAGTTACCCCAGTTAATTGTGATCCATCTCCTATGTAAGTTCCAAAGGATGCTGTTGAAGCTGCTGAACCTGATATTATTTCATCATGAGTGAGGATTATTCCTTCGTTACCTGAAGAAACATTACGAATTTGTAAATAACGGTTATAGAGGATTTGATTATTTCTAGCATCCCCATCTGTACTACTACCTGATATTTTTACTCCATCAGGATTACCTGGGGGTGAAGTTGCACAAGTTAAATTACCACCAAAAATTCCCTTATCACCATATACATCCCCACTTGCGCTTATATCGCTTGATGCAGTTAAGGCACCTCCTACATATGAAGAAGACTCCACCCAACAGTATCTATTTACTAATATTGATTCTGAAGAAGATATATAAGTCCCCCCATCATACCATAAACCAGCCCCCCCTGCAGGCCAAGAGGTTTTTCTTACTCCTCCTAATACTATACCTGCACTAGCGCTAATATCTCCGGATGCTGTTATGTCTGTAGCTACTATAAGGTTATCACCATATACATCCCCACTTGCACTTATATTTCCTGAGGCTATTATATGAGAATCTACTATAATAGCAACAGATGAAGATAAATAAGTTGTACCATCATACCATAAACTAGATCCACCGCCTCCGTTTTCAGCATATGATGCTGTTACTGCATAACTAGAACTTAATACGGACATTGAAGAAGTTTGGTTTTGCCAAGAACCACTAATACCAGCAGCTGTAAAATTACTGTCAGCTGCATTTAATGCGTGGGACGCTGTTACTGCATAAGAGGAAGATATTACTCCTGTTAAATTTGTACCGTCTCCAGAAAAACTACCGGTGACTGCACTACCGGTTAAATTTAATGAACCTGATATTGTAATATTATATGCATCAACGCCTGTTAATGCATCAACTGACTGTGTCACGTGCCATGCTTCTGCAGTTGCACTAGTAGTTATTCCTGATTTAGATAAATTCTTTGCCATGATTTACTTCTTCTTATTAATGTGATATTACTCTTCCTTTAATATCTTTATTTGGAAATTTAACTTCAAATATACTTGGGTCTAGAGATGGATACACAATTCCTGTTCTTGTTGCTGAGTCTAAATCATAAACATTTCCAGAATAATTTTGATCTGTATCATATAAATTATTAAATGTAGCTCCTACCACACTTTGTACTCCATTTACATTTGCAATTAAATTTAAAACTTCTGATTTAACAATCGGCTGATTTATTTGCCATTTATCAACATTAAAATAATCTCGTACGGAATCAATACAATTTAATAAAACTTCGTTTGAATTAAAATTAGATAAAACTGATATTTCGAAATCAATTCCAATATTGATTATAAATGCGTCTTTAATATTTACTGCATCTGTTAATATTCTATAATATCCTAGATAATTTTTTAAATTGGTTTTTATTGCATCATTTAATGCTGTTAATTGTTTAGATGAATTAAATCCTAATGTATATAAATTCATTGCTAACTGATTTTCAACCCTAGTTTCTTCTAGATCTCCTTGTGATATTTGGTCATCTGGTACTATATATGCTTTTGATATGCTTCCAAATTTGGGAGACATTGAATAACATCGTATGATGTAATCATCTCTCGTTACTAGTCTGTTTTGAGTAGCAAAATTACCAAGTGCATTATTTTTAATATCTTGTAATGTATCTGCAGTTTTGCCTCCAGTTGCTGGTATAGGGTTGTTTACTGCTATACTAGATTTTACAAACCTAACAATTCCACCATTGGTTGTAGAATTTGGATCATCATTATAATTAACAAAATTAATATTAGACACAGTCCCCGCAGAAACATTGTCAGTAATACCTCCACCAACTGTATATGTAACAGTTAATGTCGTATTAGATGGGGCTTGTCCATAAGCTCTTGTATATAAAAAGTTAGATGGGTCAATATCAACATCAATAGGCCTTCTAAACCCAGCTAATCCATTTCCTACATTATCTGGATTTGGTATAATTTCTTCGTCATTGTTATCTGAAATTCCTGCTCCAAATTGTATTTCTAATTTATTATCGCTTCTTAATCTAGTTATAAATCGTTTTGCTGTTTTTTTCAATTTTAATAGACTAGGACATGAATCTCGATATTGTACAAAATCAGGATCATTTTCTAATAAATTTGGTACAGACTCAAAAATCGTGTCTTGTGCTAGATATGGAACATTATACCAATTATCTCCATCTGATTCTTTTACTGAAATAATATCAATAATATTTGTATCAGCTAAAACAACTTTATCATATTGTTTTGGTGATGTAAATGTAAACGTAGCTGTATTAACTTTTCCTGATACTGCTTTAACTGATTTTTTTAATAAATAATATGTTGGTAATGCTGTTGTATCATCACTTTCATATACCGTAATTTCCGTTGGGCTAACAGAAGATGAAAATTCAAAGTCTACTGCATCTAATGTTCTAAATTCTGCCGGCCCGCTACTTTGTCCAACTCGCATTCCTGGCTTAATTGACAATGCATAATTAAAGTCGGGACGAACATTGTCGCCAGTTCCGATAGCCGGAACTAATTGAAATACATCTAATGTAGTATATGAAGGAATTGCATTTTTAGCAGAATATCCCAATGTTCTAGCAATATCATATATATTTTTACGTTCAGTTGCATGTTCTAATAATGACTCCTTTAAATTGTTATCTGCATAGTAACTCAATACATCTCCGACATATGAAGCCATTTCCATAAATAACATGCCCGGAGATGTTTCATTAAAATCATTATAATCATTTGGAAAATATTGTTTAGTAAAATCAATTAAATTTTTACGAAACTGTCCAAAGTCTTTTCCTAAATATGATATGCTTTTTTGTACTTCCATTCGTGTATTCCCTATTCGACCAATAATACCCCATTTTCTCCAGCAAATATTGTAATAGTTTCATTAGAAACAATCCCACTAACTGTAAATTGTATTGTTATTTTTATATCATGTATTAATGTTGAATCATCTTCTTGTGTGATAATACTTAAATCAGTAATATCAATATATGGCAACCAATAACTAATAGCGTCGGTTATCGTTGATGAAATAACATCTTTTAGTTCACTAATATTTGGCTGAAATAATAAATTTAATAAACTAGTTCCCAAATTTGGCTGTGCATACCGTTCACCTTTTCTTGTTAACAACAAACTACGTACATTTGTTTTCGCTTGTTCTAATGTAGTATATGATTTTGTAAAAACACCAGGAACGTCAAATGGGAATTTAACTCCAATTGCTTTATTCTGAGTTATACTATCGATATTTACATTAATGATTTGATATCCCACTATCTGCCTTTTTTCTTATCAATTGCTTTCATTAAAGCTGAATAGTCTTTTGTTATAGCAGCTGCTATAGTACTATCTACTTTTAACGTTTTACCAGTCTCTGGATCTTGCATTGTTGTGGGAGCTGTCCCATTTCTTTGCACTCCAAAACCCATTGCATCTTTTGATGTCATGACAATATCTTCATTCATCATAGACGCATAATCTCCTACACTTATTTGTTCTCTTAAAGAATTTGTTTCATTTAAAACATCAGAATATTTAGTTTTTTTAAATTTAACTTTATTTTTTACAACTGGCCTTGAAAGTTGTTCTTGCAACGGCTTTTTAGTTGGCTGTAACTCTGAAATTGTTGATTGTAACCCTTCTTGTAGTATTTCTGTTAATTCTTGTTTAATAACAGCTCTTACTTCTTCTTGTATTACTTTTCTTAATGTTTGAATAAATTTTTTCGATTCCATAATTTTCTTCTTTTATATAAATATTACTATATATAATATATACCTATACATTTAAAATGCCTCATTGTATTTATAATAATTTACGGGCGCTGGCCAGCCCTTAGATGTTTTCGGCCCATACATTTTTTGAGCAGCAGTATCAATATAATAATCGCCTGATTTGCCTAAGTTAGAATTTGGTGGTTTAGTACCATTATATGATTGTGCTGGAGCTTCATGGAGTGATGTTAATAAATCTTGTTGATTTTTTACTAAATTATCTATCATTTTAGAATATTTATTCAAATCTTCATCTGATACATTAATATCACTATATACTTCTGTACCCATTGTTGAATCATCGAGTCTGCTTTGTTGTGTACCCCAACCAATGCCATCCGGGTTGTAATATCCACTACCAAACCAAACCCACATTCCGCCACATGAATCAGTATAAGGACTTTTTGGAGAAGGCGGCACTCCAAGAGGCTTCCCACAATCTCCACTACCAGATACCAATCTCCAATCTCCACCACTACCACCAGCACCGCCATCTCCGCCATCTCCGCCAGCGCCGCTATTCAAAGATTTAGCTACATCTGCAGAAACATCAAATGTTTCATTATTACATATACCACCCAATTTAGATATAATACTAGCCAATTGGTTATTAATTAAAGACATTCCTGCTTCCATTGTTGGTGGTATAAAATCTATTTGTTTTATTGCTTGTACTGCATTTGCAATAGTCATATTTTGTACCATCATTAATTCTGCTTGTAATGCAGCAACTCCTACAGCAGGGACCATAAATATTGCTGATTTTATTCCATTTGCAATTGTCATAGCAGTCTGCAATCCATTATATACCTTTTTAATAGTAGCTACTATATCTTGCACTTTTGCTATCATTTCTTTAGCATCTTCTATTTTATCTTTTATATCTTGGATTCTTGGATCGTCGCAATTAATATCATCTGGTAATTGGATAGCGTCTTGCAACGTTTCTCCGATTTTTTCTCCGATTTTTTTTATTAATTTATTAGCTTCGTTTGATAATATACTAACTCCCTTTGCTGGAAGTCCTGGTATTATATCTAATGGCGGTGTAACTGGCATATTGTTCTCCTTTTTAACTATCTCTTTTTATAAAATATTTCGAACTATTTAAATATTGTAATTGTTTAAATGCATTTGATAATGCACCTTTATCTAATGGCAACGTAGTTATGCCGGCAGTTCCAATACTACCGGCACTAATAACATTAAGAATATCCATTAATATGGACATTAATACATCTCCATGAACCATTGCTTCGCACGCAGACTCATCACCAATTTTTAATTCAGGTGTGTTAATTGTTACTCTTGTTTTTGCATCTAACGCAATGATATCTTTTTTTGCTTGTAATATAATTCTATCCGCACTCCCTATTAATTGTGGAGAATTATATTCACTTTCACTTTTCGATCCATAATTTCCTAATGGCTTACTTAATGTAAAATTAGGAAAATTTTGTGTTGATGTTAAATATAAACTAGCCCCATCTTTTTTAATATCCTCTATAACAAATTCGTTATGTCCTGGCTTATTATTTCTTTTATTAGAAAGTATTATAATCGGGTCTCCACGATTTTCATTAGTCGATTTCCAAGTAGGATTCAATGTATAAAAGTCTTCGCTGGCGACATCATTAGATATTGAACTTCCCAATCGAATACTGTTACCCCACCGGCCTTCTACTAATACATCTCCTTCAAATGGCTGTAATGGAGAAATTGTTTTATCTTCAAATGTGTTTCCCATTGGTCTGTCGTTAATAGAATCAGGCACTCCAGAAAAATCATTTATCGAAGTAATAGCCAATCCAGGATGTGAATTTTCATGTATAGATGATTCAATACTATATGCTGGAAAATAATACCACTGCTTCGAAGAATTCCTAGATCCAACCTGAGTTTCTTTCCCTCCAGGGAAAATTAATAATTGTTCTCCAATTACTGGTATTTGTTTTATATTTGGATTTGCTGGCCTAACGGTAGCAAGCCATGGGGTATCAGAAATAATTTTTACTGTTACAGAAAATAAATTGTTATCATTTTTATTGTCACCAGACTTATTATATTCATACGTGTTTTCTATACTGACAACTTCCGCTAAATAAAATTCAACTTTCATTTTTTCTCTCCAACGACTCTTTAACGTTTTTTATTTTTTCTTTTAGCTCTTTATCCTCATCGTCAATTTTTTTGATTTCATCTGACAACTCGTCCTCAAATGTTTCTTCGGCAACTTTTAATAATTGCAATTTTTCTTCTTCACTTAATAATGAAGTTTCTCCGGAAATTGTCTGTGTAGCGGATATATAACGCTGGACTATAGCGGTTAATTTAACCAAATGGTCATCGTTCTTCACTGCAACATCTAGGTATTCTTTAATTAATGGTACTATAATAGTAGCATCAGATGCATTACGTATTAATGGTTGTAATTGAGATATTAATTGATTTATTTGTCTATCTTTCTTTTTTGAATTGTGATAGACATCGGACATTAGGTCGGCAAAGCTAGTTCCTTTGAATAATTCTTCTTTTATGTCCATAGTACATCCTTTTAATAATAAATATTAAAAAGGTAAATTCACGAACTCAGTTTGTTCGTATTCGAAAAACTTTTCATTGTAGATGTTTTTTAGAACTTTTATAACTCTTGTTATATTATTTGTTTGTAGTCCTGTTCTCTCACGAATGAAAACATACAATGCTTTTTTATTATATTGTTCTATATTTTCTCGTTCTGCAAAAATGTGTAATATAGAATCAGCAACATGTATATCAGATTGATTTGTAAATATATAATTTAGATTATCATAACAATGTACAATATATGCATCCATAAAATACTTTAAAGTTTCTCGCATTTCATCATTATGCATTTCAATTTGAACATTTCTATTATCATCAATGTCTACAGGCTCTGCTTTTCTTTTTAATTTTGTATAACCTTTTTGATTTTCCGCAATCAAATAATTAAATGTAGTTCTAGTATAATATGAATACGCTCTCCCGGCTAATGGGTTGAATTTATCTAGCCGAACTGTAAGATATGTAACTATATCTGTTTGTAGATCTTGAAATGTGGAATCTATATATTCACACTTCATTTTATTAATTAAATTTTCTGCTAATTTCATAAAGGCAGGAAATATAAATCTTCTATATATTCGCTCCTTTAACACTGGTTCTTCTGCGCATTGATTATACGCAGATATTGAGC